CAAGGGTGCATCTGGGCCTCAGCATCTCAATCAGTTTCTTCGCATCTCCGGCGCGAACTACGACGGTGGAGCGGTCATCCCAGACGGCGTTAGTCAGATGATCCAAGAGTGGGCCGTCAATCCGGCGACAAGCGCAGTTTGGGCGACGACTGACCTCTCCGGGCTGGAACTCGGGCTGCTCTCGGCGACTTGATCGCATTCACGTGAACCGTATCAAGTCAGCGGCATAAGTTTCGCTTGACGCTTACAATCGATTGCAATACTATGTAATCACTGTCGGCCAACGGGGATGCGCCCTAGAGGCCCGAATGTAACGACTGCAAAAGGAGAATCCGCATGTCGCGCTATGATCAAATCCCGAATGTCCTCGAAGTTCCGCTTTCGCAGTCTTACCATGACCCGATTTTCATCGACCGGGCACTGGCCGCACTCGCGCAATCGCAAACCCGCGCCAACGTGAAAGCCGCCGTGACGGCTGCGGCCCTTGCCGCGCTGACCAACTCGACGGGCGGCACCCCCGGATCGACAGTGGCCGCGTTGGTGACCCCGACGCCGGTTGTTGCGGACGGCACGACGCTTTACACACCCAAGGCTGGGTTCGATACGGCGATTGCCGCGATCCGTGATGCGCATCAGGAGATTGTGGCCCGCACCAACGTCCTTATCGGATACATCGCAGGCTCGCTGTATACGACCGTCCGCGCCCTGACCGGGGCCACCGCAGCAGACGGCACCATCGGCGCGATTTCCTCGGCCCTGACCGGCTCCGCCACGGCGGCTGTGCCCGCTGCCGATGCCATCGCGCAAATCGTTGCATTGCGCAACACCGAAGCTTCGCTGACGGCGGCGGTGAACTTCGTCCGCGTGTCGCTCGGTATGGCGACCCTTCCCGACAACTCGGGGGGTGTGTTCGATGTTACCAATGCCCATTGGGCGACCTACGATTCGGCGACGACCGGAACGGGTGTTGGCGCGGCGCACGAAAACGTGCTGGCATTGACGGACGTGAATACCTTGCTGGGCGTGATCAAGAACAACATTGCCACGCTGGCAAAATACCTGAACGATGCCATCGCCATCACGGCGGCAGGCCCCATCGTCGTTGCCGTGGCCGCTCGTCGGCTGGTTCCGCAGTTCGCGAACGGTATCACGGGCTAACCCTTTCCACCTCCCTGTTGGAAACAACTGGCCCTGCTCACTTGGTGGGGCTTTTTTCTTAACCTAGGTAGAGCAATGGCCCGTGCAGTTAAAATCCAGAATGTCCAAGAAATCTCAATTTCTACGTTGCACAGTGATGCCCTATCACTGCAACTCGCCATCGCGGCGCTGGCCCAAGAAGCCGCCCGCACAAGAATCGGCATAAACTTTGGCGGCGCGGTTTATGCTGACAACTCGACTGGTGTTGTCGGAACCGAGCTTCTGCCCGTCAATATCCCCGCCAGATCGGTTGTCGATGGTATGACGCTGTTTGCACCGAAGACGGAGTTCGACGCGGCCATCGCTGCGATTCGTGATGCGAACCAAGAATCCATAGGGATCATCAACATGTTCATAGGTTTCATCAGCAAAGGAGCCTACGGCATTGTTCGGGATTTGACCGGAGCAACCGGACCTGATGGTAATCTTGATTTGATTACGTCAACGTTGACAGGCGCGGCAACCGGCACTGTCGATGCACAATCGGGCTATATACAGATCGTGAACGCGAAGAATACGCAGGCGGCGATATGTTCAGCCCTGAACTTTGTTCGTGTTGCAATCGGTGCTGTTGTGCTGCCCGATGGCACCGGCGGCTTGTTTGATCGTGTGGCTGGCAATGGTTGGACGAGCTACGATAGTGCGGACACTGCGGCCTCTCCCGCAGTCGGTGGCTCGACGCTAGTGTTGACGGGCGTGAACGACGCATTGACGGCGTTGAAAAACAATGCGGCGACGTTGTTCCACTTCGCAACGCAGGTATCATCGCTCGGCAACAATGGGCCTGTCACCATTGCAGTGTCGTCGGCGAATACTGTTCCATCTCTTGTAGGCAATCTTAGCTGATGCAAGGTAAGGATTCTGCTATTGCAAAGCGAAGAATCTTTTGCTATCATTCTAATACGCGCCTAACAAGCGTTCGCGGAATGGACCCCGCCGCCCCTCCTATAATCCTTCGGTGTTGGCTTCGCTTCTAGGATTATGGGAGGGGCACCTACATTGCTGTTGACAGAGCCATCCCTGTGCTTTATACATATCCTTGGTGCGTGACGCCGGAGCTTGCTTCGCTGTCATGGAGAGCGCGGATTGCCCAAGTGGTAGTTCGCGCTTTTCCATTTCAACTACGCAGGTATCCGTGCTACAATCGATTGCACCAGCAGCCAACACGGAGCGATCATGCCAAAGACTACCAAAACTTCATCCGAGGCACTTGCCCTCGAATTAACTATCGCGACAGATGCCTCAATCGGCCTGATCGCCGTTCGGTGCCATGAAACAGAGGTGTTCCGCGTCGTTGACGAAATCTATGCGTTGTCCGTCACGAATGAGCAACCGTTCAGGATGCACACCGTCGAACGCGGATGGATGAAATTCCCGCGTATTGAGGTTGGCCTTTCACAGATGCCGGTCTTCAATCCGCTTGAACCGGAAAGCGATGACAAACGTGCAGCGGACGTGCTGTCAGCCTTCACCAACCTTTTCGAAAATCGGGATATGGCCGAAGGCTACTTCGTCATGCTCGATCTTTACTTCACGCTGGACGAAATGCGCACGCAATTCTTGCTACGCAAGCAAGTGCAGCGTGCGTTGTCGGTCAATCAGCGAGTATTCATCATCATCCCGCAGAGCGCCACCATTCCCGACGCCGTGGCCCCGCTACTGCATATCGTGGACTTCGGCTATCCGTCTGACGATGAACTGCGGGAAAGCCTCTCTGACATTACGCGGGCGTTCGAAAACAAGGAAATCTCTGCCAGCATCACCGACGAGCAAATGGCGGCGATCATCGCCAACGGACGCGGCATGACGGCCACGGCCTTCGAAACCGCTATCGCGTTGTCGGTTACCGACTATGGTAACGAGCACGGTAACCTGACAGGTTTCGGCGCACCCGAAATGCTGCGATGGTTGCGGGACTACAAGACGCAACTGCTGCGCAAGACGAACGTGCTCGAACTCCAGCCGCCTGTTGCCATCGAGGAGGTTGGCGGCTTGGAGCTTTTCAAAAAGTGGATGGTGCAGCGTGCGGGAACTTACGGCGAAGGTGCCAAGGAACTTGGTATCACCCCGTCCAAGGGTGCGCTAGTGGTCGGCCCACCGGGTTGCAAAGCCGCTGGAACCATCATTCACTACAAACGAGGCAAGCGCAATTCTTCGAGGTCTATGCCTATCGAGGATTTTGTTGCCAAATTCAATGGTTTGCCTGTTGCCAAAAGCAGACCGTGGGATTTGACCAAGCCAACCTACGTTCAATCGTGGGACAGCGAAACTGGCACCATGTTCTACAATCGTGTGATCGGAGCGTATGCCAGCGGAAAGAAACCCTGCATCCGTATCACCACAGACGACGATGAGGTCGTTATCACACCCGAGGATAGCGTCCTTACAATCGATGGCACGTTCAAGCGCGTAGCGGACGTTCGTCGGGGCGATAAGCTAGTTATGCGCGGCAGCATGAAGCCCATGCCGCAGGGCGGTCGGTCGGTCAATCGACCGAGTATCGTCGTAGAGGGGCTGAAATACTACGATAGTGGTTGGCCCCACGTTATCGAAACTTCGCACCGTATCTTCCACTACAAACGCCAGCACAAAGCACGGCTTGTCATAGAGGCCCGTATGAATGGGTTATCCTACGATGCGTATGTCGCCGCCCTTCGTGGCACACCGGACCATCCGCACCGAATTGTGCTGCCAGACTCGCGTGAGGTTCACCATCTGGACGGAGATGCGTTGAACGATGCAATCTCCAATCTTGAGGTTCTTGCCAATAGCGATCACTTGGCACAACACCGCGACATTTCGGTTGCAAACCTCAACGTGGAACATACGAGGATAACCAAGGTACGCAAGGTAAGCGTCGTCGGGATCAAGGATACCTACGATTTGCAAATGGAAATGCCTGCTGCCAACTTCCACGTCAACAACGGCCTGATCGTGCATAATACAGGCAAGAGTATGCTTGCAAAAGCCGCAGGGTCCATCTTGAATCTTCCGGTCATCCGCTTCGACGTTGGCCGCGTCTTCGGCGCATACATCGGCCAATCCGAGAGTGCGATGCGAAACGTGCTCGGAATGATCGATGCAATGTCTCCGTGCGTTCTGATGCTTGACGAAATTGACAAGGGCTTTTCTGGCATGGCGGGCGGTGCGAACGATGGCGGCACGACGCAACGGGTGTTCGGCACGTTTCTTACGTGGATGCAGGAGCGTAACCAGCGGCACCGCCCCGTCTTCTTGATTATGACGGCAAACCGTATCGACAATCTGCCGCCAGAACTTCTGCGCAAGGGCCGCGTCGATGAAATCTGGGCGGTCAACGTGCCAAACGCGCAGGAACGTCGGACAATCTTCGAAATCCACCTTGCCAAGCGCGGGCAGGAAATCAGCGAAGATGACCTCGAATCGATTGTAAGCATTTCCGAGAACTTGGTCGGGGCCGAAATCGAAAGCTTGTGCGAGGAAGCCCTTGTGATGTGCCTAGGCAGAGGCGATACAGCGGTTGACTTGAACGATCTGCGGGAGGCATGGTCAACATTGCGGCCCATGCACAAGACACGGGCGGCAGAATTTGATGCAATGCGCGAATGGGCGGAAGTCAATGCCCGCGCGGCAAGTGCCGTCAATACTGGTGAGCACCACATGCGACCATTGACTGTTGGTAGCCGTGGTATTCGTGGTCGTGCCCGCGTTGTCCGCAAACCCACACCGAAAGGATAACTGAATTGCAAATTGAAGTTACAACCGGGCATGATAGCTTTCTTGCCCGTGGTTCCAGTCCGAGGCGTAACGTCTCGGTTCTGTGCTACACCCGCATAGGCGACAAGATCATCCCATTGTTCGAGGCTGTGCAACAGCGACAGCCGGGTTACAAAGGTCAGTCTGTCGTGCAGAGTATTCCGCCGACAAGCTTGTTCTCACCTTCGGCAACGGGCCAGTGGTTCCGAACGCGCTACGATATTGCGCCACTGACTGAGATACTGGTGGAGTATCGATACAGAGCGTCCACCGGCTTCTCGCAGGAAATCATCTATGCCTTGTTGGTGGCCGATCCGACCACGGCGCTGAACATCATCAGGCTTGAACTTACCCCGCAGCATGAATACTCAGCGGTGAAATACGTCTTCTTTGAAGGTCGGCTCCGCTTCATCACCGAGGACGAAGAACTCTCCGTGCAATCGATTGCAGCATGGCGTTCATGGTTCAAATGCACCGAGGAAGAATTGCCACGTATCACCTACCTGTTTGACCTGAACAACGAGCATTTCTCGGTGTCTGAGGTCGAAGCGGCTGCGACACCGGACGCTTCGCAATCTATCAAGATCAACGAAAAGGGCAAACCTGTGCTGAAAATTCGTCGGACGCGGCACATCAAGACCTGACAAATCGGTTGCGCCACGACTGATCAGCGCGTATATTTTAACCACGTCAACCTAACGGGAGCTACACACATGTCACACAATATCACACTCAGGGGCGTGCAGATCAGCGATCTGTTGCTTCTTGCGGAAATCGCCAACGATCTGTCGGACGGAAAGGTCAAGCTCGTCATGGACGCCAAGTCGTTCCGCACCTATCGCGGGCAGGACACGAGTTGCGATGCAAAGCTGGAAATGCCGGGCATTCACGACATCGGCCTCGTGAAGCAGCCGGGCGACTTCTACACCCTCAAGTTTGACCCCTACGGGATGGACCGCGTGTTCCAGTCGGGCTTCAATACCATCGGCAAGCTGGTGCAGGAATACGTGCTGCGGCAGGCTGAATACAGGGCGGCGATGGACGGCTACTCGTGCAGCCGGTTCATGCAGAAGGACGGCACCGTCTCGCTGGAAATGGTCCGCGCGGCTTAGGCCACATCACCCCCAACCCAAACCATCACGAGGACAATATGGCACAACAGAAAATCACCCTGCACGTCCAGCCAGACGGGCGCACCAAGATCGAAGCCGAAGGTTTCGAGGGCGGCACTTGCATGGACGCCACAGCGGCGTTCGAAGCAATGTTCAGCGACGTTGCTACGCCGCGCCAAGCGACGGGCGAGTGTGTCCCGATCAACCGCGACTTCGGTGAGCGCGTCGGTCATTGATGACTTGACGCCCGCCACTGCAATCGATTACAATGGGGCACGTTCGAGAGGGCGTGCCCCGCGTTCATTCAGGAGAAACATGATGCCCGACCAATCCAATGACAACACGACTGTTGCGCCCGCTGCGCCAAAGCCAAACGGCTTGCAGGTCAGTGCGGCGGAAGCCCTTATCGAAGGTTTTATCAAAGACTACGGCAACACCGCTTCGGATACCATCCGCCGTTCACTGGCCTTCGGCGTCCATGCGCTGATGACCGGCAATCCCGCAGGTGTTCCGCAACACCTGACCTCCTACCTGCAAGCATTCCGGCCTGACGAACTGATGAGCACGGTCGGCGGTGCTGCGCGCAGGGCAGAAAACGATATATTGCACGTCATTATGAATGACGTGGTATGGGACAACGATGATGAAGTGCTGACCATCGGACTGAATGCGGCGGATCACCTTGGTATCCCACCGGGGGACTTCGTGGTGCGCGCCACGGCAGAGGCCGCAGTAGCAGAGGCCGCAGCGGGCTATGCGCTTGACGCCAACGAAAAAACGGCAGCGCCCAACGATTCCGGCACCGAAGCCAGCCCCGGCCCGGCAAGCCCGTCCAGCGGCGAAAAAACGCCCAATACGGGCGATTCCGGCACCAACTAAGCCCACAAGCTATGCAATACAGGTCAGCGGTAAGCTCTTGCAAGCCGCTGATCTACTAGCTACGGTCAGCCATAGCGGGAAACTGCAACGGATAAGGTGCGGCTTAAAACGAAACGTGCTTGAGACGGGCTTACGAACTCCTACGGAGCAAGTGGTTCCATCTTGGTCATCGCTCGACGGCTGCTACGGCCCGACACCAAGGTAGTCGGCTTAGCACCTTATCCTTTCCAGTTCCTCGGTCGTTCGATCTGTGGGATACTGGAACGGGGGAGGGGTTTTGCGTTAGCTCCGTTGGTCTCTCCCCCGTGTTACAATCGATTGCAATGCTTGTCGGGAGCAATACATGCCAGATAATCGTCGTCACGTCATCACCGTCAACGAGAATGGTGAGCTTCAATTCACCCGCAACCCGGAACTCGAAGCCATGTTCGAAGGTCGCGGGGAAATGGCCCGCGTCACCGATATTCAAAAGGTGACCGACGAACCGAAATACTACATCAAATGGATGCTTGGGCCGTATGCGGGCGAAGTCCATGACTACAGCAAGCACCTGTTGGTTTTTCAGGGTGAGGTAGGCCCGGTATACCCCCTCGACTTGTCTATTGTTTCCGAAGTGCTGCTGTTCGGAAGCTACGCCGAAGCCGTGGCCTACGAAGTGGAATGCCTCAACCGTATGAGGCTCTCCGGTGTTACCTTTGCTTAGGTAAAAGGACGATACTGCCACGTCCAAAAAAATGACTTGCAAGACTGTGGCTATTTTGCTACAACTTACGGTTACGGTAATCCGACCGTAAAATAGAAAAGACCCCCGCTACGGCCAAGTTTTGGGGGCCTTTTCATAACACAAGATCTTCTCAAGATAGGAAGTATTCTATGCCATCCTCTATAGGAAGTCAAGTCCCTTCTAAGGATTTTTCATACGAGAACTTTCAGAGCATCATAGACCATATCGAGGGACAGTGGCGCGGCGTGCTTCCCGATCTTGTCTGCATGGTCGTGCACTCGATTGCAACAATTCGCAGCAAGTGCCGGAATATCACCAGAGTTACCCCGCGATTGCTCGTGAGCGGGATTGAACGGAACGATGAAACCAACTTCTCAGGCGTTCACCCGCTACCGCATGAACTGCGCGGGGTAGAGAACGCATTCAAGACTGGCATCGAACTTGGCGTCATCATCGAAGACGACGCGGGCGAAACGCATATCGACCTATCTGTCACGGCACTTGACCTTGCGCAACACGAGCGGGTCATCAAGAGCATCATCAACGCCAACCGGCATAATCCCAAGCTTCGCACGGAGAATGGCGTAATGCTTTGGCTTATGCAGCGGGCAGAATGGCTCTTGCGGGACAAGCACGCGGAACCTGCGGCGGAAGTCGAATCTGCACCGCTGGAAATCAGCGACGATACTACGGACCAATGGGAGAAGCCTAACAGCGAAAAGCGCCAAATTCCCCTAGGGAACCGGCTCGGTAGCTATAGCTACTTCTATAGAACAGTATCTTCGAAAGATAAATCTTTCTCAGATATACGCGCGAAGGGATGGTTAATGAGCAAGGTAGACGAACTGCGGGATAGACTACTGGCATCCGTCGCAGCCCGCCAAGGCAAGGTAGCTGACAAGCGGAAGAAGCGAGGGACGCTACCCGACCTCTGCAAGCTGTTCGAAGCGGGGTGGACTGCGGGCCAACGGGAAGCTAGTCCCGGCACCCCCGCGACAAGGATCGTTGCGTCCCGCGATATTGCGCTGCTGAAATCCCAGATCATCATACCGTTCCGCGATGCAAACCTAGACGTTGAGGAATTCTCGAAGTGGGTTACGCTTAATTGGGGTGGCATCGGGGCTACCTACTTCGCCAAGACAAAGCAATACCCGCATGAACCGGCGTTCCGCTGGCTTGTCCGCTGCCTCGAAACCTACACCAAAGCTTTCATGGAGCGTGACACTATCGAACTTGGCGCTGCAATCGATTATAGCGCGGTAGCCGCCAAGGCAAAACGTGCGGACGCTGCTACCAAGGACTTTGGTAAGGTAGCCGAAGCACTTGAAACAAAGGTCGCCCTTCTCGCCGAAGAAAATCGGCAACTGAAAAAACGCAAGATACTGCGGGCACCATCGGTCAGCCTGCCCGATTGGGAGGACGACGAATGAACCCGCTAGGGATGAACCAATCAAGCGCCCATGCTACCAAAACAATCGAGCATATGCGCGACGGCTACCGTGCCATCTTCGAGAAAGGCGTAAAGGAAAACGCCTACATGCGTTCAAGCCCTTGGACCGTTCTTAACGGTATCCATGCCGCCGACGAAATATTGATCTGGCAATCCTGCTTGATCCGGGCGAACTACAAGGTATACAATGCAACGGTGTGGGAGTGCATTTGCCGATGGCGGGGCGGCATTTACTTCGACAAGTCTGAACATTTGTCGGACCAGTTCTATGACGCCGACTGCATCCTGATCCGCGACCTGATGTTTTACCGGGAAGCCCACAAGGCTTTGTCGGATCACGACAGGTATATACTGCTGGATTTTCTGAAAGCGCAACGAAATGACGGAACGTGTATCATCTGTCCTGCAAACGACAAGGACAAGTCGTCGGGTTACGATGGTTTCGGCCCAGCCGTTGAAAAGTTTATCGAACGGAGCTTCGAAGTAATCAATGCCGATCAAGATCAAACGCGCCCGCAGACCCGCCGCATCGTTGCCCCCGGCATCGGGAAACACGGCAGGGCTTCAACTACTGGCCTGCATAGCAAGGGACAAAGGAACATCAACACTACGAGAGATTGACGCTGACCTTTATCTCGACAAAGAACGTAGCAGTCTTGAGCTTCGTGCTTACAGGTTCATGTTCTCGCACTTCGGTTCGCACCGGGAAATACCTTCGCTTGAAGTGATCTACGACAACACCGGCATTGTCTTGCCGCATGTTGACCAGCCTACATCATACTACCTCACCCGGCTTAAACAACGGGCGTTGACGCGGAACATTCGAGAGCCTTACCAGAAACTTGTTGAAGCGTTGCAGAACCCGCGCACACAGATGCTGGAACTCACGCAATCTATTGACGAGCTTGCTGCACTAAAGACAAGGTTTATCGAGCGCGGCACCGGCATCGAAACTTCGCAGACCTTGCTTGCAGACGTGATGCACCAATATAGGCTAAGGCAGGGCCAGTTCACCGACCTCGCGGGCATAACTACCGGACTAGCCGAAGTGGATTCGGCAATGGATGGCTACAACCCCGGAGACTTGGTGGTATGGTTAGCGCGCCCCGGTCGTGCAAAGTCGTGGTTCCTTCTGAAACAGTGCTATGCCGCATGGCAGGCCGGTCATAAGCCTCTGTATATTTCGATGGAAATGGGCGGCGTCCAAAACATGCGCCGATTGATTGGTATCCATTCCGGTATCAATCCGACCTTCATTCGTCGCGGCCAAGTGCAATCGCTGTTTCAGCCAATCCTTGAGCGGGCGGTAAACGAACTTATGGTGCAGCGGCCTTTGCATATGGCGACCGCCAACTTTTCTAGAACCATAGATCAGGTCGCCGCGTTATGTGATCAGTATGAGCCTGATATTCTGTTTATCGACGCGGGATACCTACTATCACCGCACAAGGTTCGCTACGGATCGTCAAGTCGTCGTGAGACTGTATCGGACGTTGTAGAAGAACTAAAGGAACTCGGGATGAACTTGAACATTCCGGTTGTCATCACGTCACAGTTCAATCGTCAAGCTGATGTCCGCCGCCGTGCTGGACCTGCTTATTCCCCTATCGCTCACCTTTCGCTTTCTGAGATTGGTGAAACCGACGTTATAGGCCAAGTGGCAAGCCATGTGTTCGGCATTGATTTTCTGCCCGCTGGTATGCCACACGATGAATACCGAGTCTTTGGCTTCCTCAAAGGTCGCGAGGGTGAAAGCGGTTGGTGGATCACAAACTTCATGCGCCATCAATGGTCGCCAGTTCGTATCGATGTGCTTGAACGATCCGATCCGATCTATGCCCGCTTGGACGCTATTCTGAACGAGACGCAAGCGGCGGAGCCTCGCACTCGCCGTAACCCCCGCGACATTCCGCCCGAGCAAAGGACAGACTTCATGCGACTCAATCAGGCGGTATAGATCATGGCAATCATCCAGCGCAAGCCGCAGGCAAAGTTCATGGACTTCCCATTTCCCTATTATGGCGATCTGTCCGCACCATGTTATATGATTCTTGATCCGGTCGTAGGAAACTTGAGTGCCAACAACCCTCTGTCACCAGAACAAGCCAAGTGGTTGTTCACGCGGATCAAGGCACACACAAAGTTTGAGCGTGCAGATGTGTGCATCATCTCGTGCGCGCTACCTGTTGACGGCGAGACGTGGAAATCCAACAAGATGCTCGGGCTGCATCTAAAGGAACATCGCCAAACGCTTATGAACTTGATCAACCGTAACAAACCCAAGTTCATTATGACGCTCGGGGCCAAAGCCACGCAGCAGATAATTGGTCGAGCGGTGCAGATCACCAAGTCGCGGGGACAAGTGTTCGAAGACCCGGCGCTAGGTATCCCTGTTCTGCCTATGCTGTCAACGTTCTACGCCCAGCGCCAGCCAGAAACCGAGGGAACATTCAACGCTGATCTTCGCACGGCCTCGCGTATCTTCGAAGCTGATTTCGACATTGAGTCCGCTGCAATCGATTATAAGCGCGACTACAAGTGGTGCTACGACCTTACCGATGTTTTGAAAAATAGACCAAAGCTCATATCGCTCGACGTTGAAACCGTTGGACTAGTTCCGTTCGCTAAGAAGACAACTGTTCTCACTATACAAATGTCATGGGAAACGGGGAAGTCTATCATCATCCCGATCAATTATGATTATGGTAAATATCGGCACCATAATTTCATCCCTTGGGATACCATCAATAGGAAAAAGCTTTTCGCTGATCTTAAAACAATTCTCGAAGACCCGCGCATTGAAAAGATCGGGCAAAATCTCAAGTTCGACATTCAGATGCTTCACTATCAAATGGGCATCGATGTGCAGAACTACGCGCACGATACGATGCTTATCGCGCACCTTCTCGATGAAAACCAGCGGCGTATCAATATCGATGACCTTGTTCGACAGCATGTGCCTGAGATGGCGGGCTACAATGATACACTGAATAACGACCCGGAACACCACGGTAAGACCCGCATGGACTTACTTAGCCCGGAGAAAATGCTCGTCTATGGTTCAGGAGATACGGACGCGGCGCTGCACCTGCTAGGTCGCCTACTCGCACAACTTGACGAGGACGTTCGACTGCGGGCAACCTACGATTACGTGTCCATGCCCGCCAGCCGCGCATTCTGCCATGTAGAACGTAACGGCTTCCCGGTCGATGAAAACCGGCTCAATGAGTTCGAAACCGATCTTCGCCTCATACAAAAGAAAGAGCGCGGATACCTCATAAACCAGATACCCAAATCCATTCGTGATAAGTGGCGGAATAGCGGCGTCGGTGTTAAAGTAACGAGACGCGACTTGCTTGCAGATTGGCTATACCATCACCCCGATGGATTGAAACTTAAACCTGTTGCATTTACCAAGACCGGCTTGCCTTCGGTGTCGTCAAAGCAGGCGCTTCCTTACTATGTCGCGGACCATCCTGTGCTTGCGCGGCTTACGACATACATCAAGAACGATAAGATGCTGAATACCTATGCCAAGGGGTTTCACAAGTATATCTTCGACGGATTGATCAGACCAACCTACAAGCTTGCGGCGACCGTTACAGGTCGCTCAGCCTGTGTCCACGCAGATACTCTCATACCTACGCAACGCGGCCTTGTTCGGATAGCCGACATAGCGATTGGGGATACGGTCACTACCCACAAAGGAAACCGTAAACCTGTTGTGCGTAAATACTTGAAGCCCGTTCAAGCTATGTATGACGTTACGACAAGCGCGGGGGAGAAAATCCGATGCACAGAAGAACACCGTTTCTATACACCTAAAGGTTGGACTTCACTTCGCAATATCTGTATCCAAGCGGCACTTGGCCGACAAGAACTTCCGCAAGAGAGTGTTAAGGCTTTACACGAAATACTCTGCGTCGAAAATGGGCGGCAGAAATCCCATGCTCGGAATGAAACCGGGCAACCATCTACCGGGGAAGTTTCAAAAGGATGGTCATGGATACTTAACAACGGTAGTAGACAAAAAGCGATACTTTGTTCACCGGGTAGTAATTGCGGAAGCCCTGAACCTGCACCCCCTGCAACTACCCGATTGGCTGGAAGTTCATCACATAAACGAGAATACAGAGAACAATCAACTGGACAACCTTGCCTTAACCACAATGAAGTGACTATTACGCAAGTTCACCATTGCGGAAGCTATCCTGTGTTTGACCTCGAAGTAGCCGACGACCATAGCTACTTGGCATGTGGTGTGTTTAATCACAATTCTGCCGATCCGAATGGACAGAACTTTCCAAAGCGCGGCGATATGGCTAAGAAGTATCGCCGCATCTTTCGTGCACCTAAAGGATGGGTGTTCATCTCGCTAGACTTGTCTCAAGCAGAGCTTCGCATCGCGGCTATGATGAGCGGCGACGAAAACATGCTGCAAGTGTATCGCGATGGTGGCGATATTCACAGGATGACAGCAGCAGGAACTATGGGGCTTACGCTCGACCAGTTTCTGAAGCTTGATAAAGAATTACAATCGCTGAAACGCTTCCAAGCCAAAGCGGTGAACTTCGGATTCCTGTATGGTATGTGGTGGAAAAAGTTCCGTGCCTACGCCAAGACCGACTACGGGATCGACTTCACCGACGAGGAAGCGGAGAACATCAGGACTATGTTCTTCAAGACATACCCGCGCCTTTTGACATGGCATAATACAGTCCAAGAGTATGTTGCACAAACCGGCTTTGTTCGAACTTACGATGGCCGCATCCGCCACCTGCCGAACGTCTTTTCGCGGGATGAAGCAATCGCTAAGCAGGCAATGCGGCAGGCAATCAACAGCCCCGTGCAATCGATTGCAAGCGATCTTGGGCTTATGACTCTAGGACGGCTTATACCCTATATCCTTTCAAAAGGGATTGACTGGTTGAAGCCGTGCGGGTTCATCCACGACGCTATCGTTTGTCTAGTGCGGGAAGAACATGTTGCCCACGGCTGCGCCCTCGTAAAGCAATTCATGGAGAACAACCCGCTAGAAAAATGGTTTAGCTGGAATCCTTCCATCCCGATCATCGCGGATGCCGAGGTTGGGCGTGACCTTGCATCTACCTATGAACTTGACAGTGAATGGTTCGAAGGAGCGAACAACCGGAATAAGTCATACCGGGACATGCTCGAACATGTATGGCGGGATACCAATGGTGCCCTGTCGAAAGCTACTAGCGAAAAGGACATAGCGAAACTGACCAAACAGATAGCCACTATCGAAGCGGATGCTGCATTGTCAGACGGTAAACCCTTCACAATGCAGTCACCACGGCGTAAAATCACCATATCACGGGGAACCCAACCAAATGCCCAAGCTCAAGCTGCCAGAAAACATCAAAGTCGCCGCATTGTCATTCGTAAAAGCCAAGGAAAAAGCGAAAGACGCGGGTAACGCGGCCAATCGCGAAAAGACTGTGCTTCGCAATGCGGTCAAGGAATACTGGCTAAAGAACTCCATGCCAATCGGCTCCTTTATCCGCACTGGCGGGATGGAGTTCCGATACGAGGCTACCGAACGTGAGACGGTGAATGCCAACTACATTCTCACGATGTTTGAGGAAGGCAAAATCAGCCGTGAAAACTTCCTCGCGTGCATAACTGCCAGCAAGTCCGATGTGCAGACGCTGCTTGGCGGTGATATTGCCCTTGCGGCCACCAAGATCACTACCGGCGATAAAGCAGACATTCGCGTGTCCGATCTTCCGGTCGAGAATGAAGCCGACGAGTTCATCTTTGAGCAATCCAAGATGATACAAACAAAAGAACCATTGCATCGTCGCGTTATCTCCAAAACGAGCGGCAATGCCAAACGTAACATCAGGATAAAAGGGATGCTCAAGAAATGACCAACGTCACTCCACTGCGTATTGTAGGGGGGATGCCTACGGCAGCATCCTACGAGGGATGGATCGAGCAGATTATTGCATGGTCGAAGAACGAAAAGATTTTGCCCGCCGATTGGGACGAATTTGGTCTCGACCTTGAACCGCCCCAATCTGGGCTTGTCTATCTTACAACCCTCAACGCGGTGGAGTGCAAAACCTTCAAGCTCTCGGCGATCATTCATGAAAGCGCGCTCTCCGTCATCACCGCAATCGAAGATGCAGAGTTCAATCGCATCAAGAATGAAAACCCGCGTATGGACCCGACGCTGCATGATGTGCTACGCCATAACCTTCAAGTGAAAATTGAGGATGAAACGCAGGCGAAATTTCTCATGAAGTGCAACTGCATCATGTCCACGCTTGACACCTTCTGGAACATGAACTTGCGGATGCGAACAGATGAATGGTTGCATCCGCTCACCATCGCGAGCAACTACGAGGTATACGTTGGATGAAACGAACGTCCGGTATGTCCTAGGTCAACTAGGGATCGATCTTATCAAGGTCGAATACACCGGGAATAAGCAGCGGACGAGATGGATGAATATCCGCTGCCCCTTTGCGCAGTGGACACATTCTGATGGCTATGATAGCCACCCGTCATTTGGCATATCGCTACATGATGATGCACCATCCGCTTACAAGTGTTTCTCTTGCAACATGACTGGCCGACTCGCCAGCTTGCCGACACGTTTGGGGGGCTACCGTAAGAAAGATTACTCCAAGCTTCGTTCGTGGGCGGAAGCGGCGGAAATGGACGGCATCGCTTCCAAGCCTCTGCCCGATTGGGAAGCCGTCGCTACAATCGATTACAACGCGGCAACGGCGGGCGAAACCGTTCTGCCGGAAACGGCCCTAAACCTATTCCCGCAAGCCCTCGGATTGCCCTACCTATCGCAACGCAACGTCACTTTTCTTGACGTAATGCGGATGCAGCTACGGTTCGACCCGATACAGCAACGAGTGCTCTTTCCGGTCTACGATTATCGACAACGCTTCCGTGGCTTCACGGGCCGGTCTATCCTGCCAGAGTCCACCTATAGCAAAGCGAACCCAAAGGTCAGGGATTACTTTGGCCTCAATAAACTCGAACTGTTCCTGCATCTGCGCAATAGACACAAAGAGCAACGCAAGATCATTGTTGAGGGATTGTTCGACTACGCAAATCTTGTCCATAACAATTATCTTGGCACACATGCTGTCTTAGGCACTGCTAGCACGCCGGAAAAAATACGCATACTCATTGACTCCGGTGAACCTGTATACCTGCTGTTCGACAATGATGTGGCGGGATGGCAAGCTGCGTTCGGAATACCGGACAAGGATGGTTCACTAAACACATCAAGAGCATGGGCATTCCAGCTATATAACGAATTATCCGTATGGATTGTGCCATACGAGAGAAGCTTCGACGGCTCAGACCCCGGAAGCCTGCCTTCCGAAGTTCTACACCGGATGATCAATAACGCATGGTTGTTTAACGGTCGTGCCCCCTTTAATTCCAATGGTGATCGGATAGCAACCAAGCCAAAATGGGCAAGGACGCTATAAAAAAAGGACTTGCACTTCATGTTCCGATATGGTTAGCTTAGCAGGTCTACGGACACTTGGAAAAACCTGAACCTCAAGGACACGATATGATCCGCCGTAAAATCGCCACCCCGGCAAGTAAGCCGGTTACCGCCTCATCTAAACGCACCGTCTCACCTAAGCGCACCGTCGCTAAAGTCGGTGCGAAGAAATCGGGGGCACCTGTCAAGGCCACACCCATCGTTCACGGGGCCAAGGGCTTCGAAGTGGGCGAACAGAAGCAGGCTGCTCAACAGGCCCGCTACGACAAGATGAAGGATACGCCGTATCGTTTCAGGCTCAAACCGGGCGAAGAAGCGGAACTCGTCATCCTCGACTCCGAAGAACTTTTCTTCGTGTCGGAACATACCATCAAGCACAAAGGTCGGTGGGAGAACGTTGTCTGCATCGCGGACTCCGGTGTCACATGCCCTCTGTGTGAGCACGAAGGCCGCGAGGGGTCTTACACCCTTATGCTCACTGTGCTCGACCGTCGCCCCTACACCAACAAAAAAGGGGAGACCGTCAAGATCAGCAAGAAACTGCTTCCCGTCAAGGGCCGCAACATGGCGAAGTTCAAGCGAGCGTTCGAACAACGCTTTGCCAAAGACTTCCGTGGTGTTGTCATCAACTGTGCACGTTCCGGCGAAAAAGAGGCGGGTATCGGCGAGGACATTTCATTCGACAAGCGAATCGCGGAACCCGTTCTGGCGAAGTATAAAGACCTCGCAAAACCTGCCGACTATTCGAATATTTTCACCGTCCTCTCTGCCGATGAAATGTCGAAAACCTATGGCCTCGGTAGCGGCGGCGGAACCAAGCGTGTTGCAGGCTCCGCAGACTTTGGCGGCGACGAAGAAGACGGCGACCTCGGTAACGTTGGCGGCTGGTAACCACCATGCGCCCGATCCTTGGTAGTCGGGCCTTTATCCCTACGCATCTGCTAGACGCTGAAAAGCTTCTATGGTTGCGTAGGGAATTGACCTTTGTCAATCCGGCTCGCAACATTCTCACAGGCGAAGACGAGACGGTATCCGTCCATGAATTTCGCGAAGTGACGGGCGGCGTCAGCATTCCAAGAGCATTCGCACTGCGTCACTTCGAGAAGCTAGATTGGAACGACCAGACATACAGCCCACATAGCGGCGCGATGAAACCTGTCTCCATTCTACCGCGTGACGAGAAGCAAGCCAAGTTCTTCCACACGCTACAATCGATTGCAAAGGAACCCGGCGTTCAGGATGCGCTTGCAAACGCTACCACTGGCGCGGGCAAGACAGTTACTGGCCTATACCTAGCGTCTACAACGATGACACCAACTTTGATTATTGTTGACTCGAACAAGATTGCTGCCGGATGGATCAAAGAGTCCAAGAAATTCTTCGGGGATTCTTGGACAGACAAATATGTTGGACGTGTTCAGCAGGATTTTGTAAGCTATGAAGACAAGCTTATAACCATCACTCTTGCGCAGTCTCTTGTCAGCCGACGCTACCACCCCAGCTTCTACACTTACTTTGGCCTTGTCATACTAGATGAAATTCAAGTGTTCGGGTCGCCGAGCTTTTCGCGCGTCTTCTCCATGTTCCCAGCACGGCTTCGCTACGGTTTCACGGCGGAGAATAAGACTGGCGCATATGGTAGAGTAATCAAAGCGCATATAGGGGATACGAAGGCGGTATCAAAGCAGGAAGTGCTTAAACCCCATGCTTGGTCGCTCACGTTCAAACATGAAGATAATCGCTCGTTCTGGAATGATCCGGCGGTAATCCAGTATCTTGCCCACCATGATGAACGTAATGCAAAGCTAGCACGTCTCATAGATGAACGCGGCTACCAACGTGGTCGTAATGTCTTGGCTTTCTCAGAACGCACCGCGCACCTGTGGGTTATCAAGAAATTGTTGATTGCTCGCGGATTACCAGCGGACGTTATAGGCATACACGCCGGAAGCTATCAAACAGATCGTTATGTTGTCTCTTATTCATACTCCGAGGAAGGTAGTAAACATAAGATTGTCGTTTTAGATACCGAAAATGAAGCAAAAGCGGCAATACGCAAGCTGAAACAGGGTAAGCCTGTCGATGGTATTGAACTTCCATCTGCATTGATGAAACATATCGCTAACGGAAAACTCGTTATATTCTCATGTCATACGGAAACCTATGTCCCTGACGAAAACGAACTTGACAATATAACGAATACCTGCCAGATTATCCTTGCCACATACAAAATCTTTGAAAAGGGAATAAACGTGCAGCGTCTCGATACGGGAGTCGAGCTTAGCCCGTGGGGGAACATCAAGCAAGCTCTTGGTCGTATCCTGCGAATCGCCAAAGGCAAGCCGACACCAGAATGGTATGCTGTAAACGATGTGGTCGAAACTGACAACCCCTTTGGGGTTACGAAAGCGAAAGCCCTTGCCGATCTGTGCGAGGCACGGACAAAGGCAAGGATGCGGGCATTGCGTCTCGCGGGGGCAACGGTAAAGCGTCAATGAAATTCAAGATCATCAAAAGGAAACCGGCACCGCCGCCGGTAGAAACTCGTCGGCCTAAGCTTGTATTCCCGAAAGGGAACGTTGCCGATAGGCATCTGCAAAAGACTCGCACAGGGGTTAACAACGATCCGGCTGGATTCTGTGGCAACCGCGTGCTCGAAGGCTTGCAATCGATTGCAAGCGAAACTGAGTCGATGCTTGTCTTCAATACTCTCACAAACAAAGCGGAAGTTCTACCGATCATCCGCATTACCCATTTGGCTACGTTGCTTGGAATGTCCTATCAGACCGTCTGGCGCTGGACCGGCTCTACCAAGCAACTGCCAAATCCGGTCCTGCATGAACCGCATGGCCGGAAACTAGGTGTCTATCACCCCGAAGAAGTTCGGGTGATCCTCACCGTCATCGGAAACCACTTGAACAGGTTTCGTCGTTATCAGAAGAACCATGACGAGACAATTCAAAAGGTGAATGATGAAGTCGATACCATCCGCAACAAATATCTGACAGGAGAACATCAACATGGCAATCAAGCGCAGCGGAAAACCGCCAGTCGCAAAGGTCGCATCGTCGCCAGCCCCCGAAAGCGCATCCTCGGGTGAGCTGTTGGCCAAGGCCGCGACCGCCAAACTTACCGTATCCGTGAAGCGCAGGCTTCCCGATGGTTCGGAAGTGTTCATCGCCCCCGGCATCGAAATCATGTGCACGCAAGCTGACCTCGACGCGACACAGACCGAAGTGACCGAACGGGTCAACGGCTGGGTGACCTCGTTGCTCGAAGTTTACCCGGATACCGATCCCATCACCGAGGCCGAAGGCAAGGCCGAAGAAGAAGCCGAAGAAGAAGCCGAAGACGAGACCGAAGAAGAAGCCGAACTGACCGAGGAAGACGTTGCCGCGATGGGCAAGCCTGATCTTGTTGCGCTCGTCAAGGAACATGGCCTCGAAGTCGATACCAAACTGCCGGTCGTCAAGCTGCGCGCGGCGGTGGTCGAAGCCTTGTTCACCGAAGACGAGGCCGAGGAAGAAGCGGAAGCGGAAGAAGGCGAGGAAGAAGGCGAGGAAATCGACCTCGCTTCGCTCGATGACGACGACGCCACGGCGCTTTGCAATGAACTCGGTATCAAGGGCAAAACCCTTGCCATCAAGCGCAAGGCCCTCGAAGCCTTCGCCGATGAAGACAAGCTGATCGAAGCCTACGAGAAGCTGTTCGGCGACGAGGAAGAAGGCGAGGAAAGCGGCGAGGAAGAAGGCGAGGAAGAAGCCTTCACCGAGGAAGACCTTACGGCCATGACGCTCGAAGAACTGCAAGGCATCGTCGAGGAATGGGGCATCAAACACCCCGTCCTGCCGAAGGGGTCGAAGCTGTCCGCGAAGAAGCCCGCTTACATCAAGGCGCTGCTCGCGGCTCAGGCCGGATAAGGGACGAACGATATGGCAGGCATTAAGCGTCGGCCTGTCGGACGTAGCACGGGGGTGGGGAAACCTGCCCCCGAAGCATCTACGCCGATAGATGATAACGAACCTGTAAAGAAGGGCGGCATCAAGAGGCGGTCAGTAATGCCAGCCGCAGCAGAAATTCCTTCATTCAACGGTGAGCTTGGCGAAGTAATCGATACCATCGTCAAGAGCGGCCAGTATGGCTCACCCTTCGTTCGGGCGTCCAGCCGTTCAATGGATAGCGCCCGCACACGCACCGGGATACTTGCATGTGATTTGGCGCTCGGAGGCGGCTGGACCACAAGCCGCGCCCATATGCTCTATGGGGAGAAATCGTCGGGGAAAACCACTCTAGCCCTCAAGTCTATTGCCACCCTACAGCGCGATGACCCCTACGCTATCACAGCATGGGTCGATGTTGAGGGCACGCTCGACAAATCGTGGGCACGCAAGATTGGCTGTGATCTTGAACGCATCGTTGTTGTGCAGCCAGAAACGGGCGAGCACGCCGTTGACCTTGCAGATGCGATGCTGCGGGCGAAAGAAATCAAGATGGTCGTAATGGATAGTATCGCCATGCTTGTGCCCATGAAAGAGCTTGATGAAAGCTCGATGCAGGACACAATGGCAATCCAAGCACGTCTTGTTGGCAAGTATGTGCGCCGCACCAACAACGGACTTCTCAAAGAGAGGATGCGGGGTCACTCGCCTACCCTCATCAACATCAACCAGTTCCGGACGAAGGTCGGCCTTGTCTTCGGCGATCCTCGCGTGCTGCCGGGAGGTAAGGCGTTGGAGTTCTCAACTACCCAGCAACTCGAATGCAAGAACAAGGAAATCCTCAAAGATGATAGCGACGGTAATTCGCTTGTCATCTACAATGAGCATGACCTAAAAGTCACCAAGAACAAAGGTGGCGGTCCGATGAAAGAAGCCAAGTTCAAGCTTATCCGCCAGATCAATCTTGACGGTTGTCCCGAAGGATGGGTTGATCAGGCCAAGTCGATGCGTGCATTCGGCATTCAGGTTGGTGTGTGCATAGGAGGTCCGACTTCGTTCGAGTATGACGATGTAAATTACAAGTTCAAATCCGCCGAAGATTTTAATACTTGGGCAGTCGAAAACTCGATAGCTTACAATCGATTGCAGAACAACATCGTTGACGCTTTCCGTAAGCGGTGGGACTTGGTGTGAGCGACAATCCGATCATTCGACGCCTTGCCCGTGATGCGGTAAAGCCCGGACCTGCTTACAGGGCGTCGAAGGGTTTGGAAAAAAAGGTTGCGGCCAAGTTCGGCGGGCATCGCACTGCGGGAAGCGGTAACAAGAAAGAAAAAGGTGATGTGCGCGTCAAGAACGTCGCGCGCATTGAACACAAGGCGACCAAGCATGATAGCTTCCGTGTCACCAAGGAAATGATCGACACCATTGAACTTGCCGCTCGCGGGTGCGATGAAATGCCTATCATCATCGTTGAGCTTGTTGATCCCAAAGGAAAGCCTACCCACTCCATCGCTTGCATTCGTGTTGACGACCTAGAGGAACTTCTGGCCCATGCCAAGCTTGCCAAGTAAGATATTTGCAGAGACATTGAATCTGTCTTTCCGGCGTGAACAGCGGGGCAAGAAAAAAGACCGCAGTATCCCGCTTATCCATGTAAGCTCGCTTATACGCCTTACAGATACGGATCGGTTCTGCGCGCGGGAATTTGTGCTCACACACGCAGAGGATAGAGATAGTCTTGGCGGGGGCGTGCCTCCCAAGTTCCAACTGCTATGGGATACCGGCAAGTTCCTAGGTGACTACATCATCACACAGTTCATCCAACGTAACCCGGAGTTTCGCGGTATGCTTTGGGGGGACTGGATATGCGCTTGCGGGGAAACCAAGCGGATACATGCCAGTTACGATCATTCTGCCAAATGTAACAAGTGCGGACACGGCATAACGAATTACGTTGAAACCGATCTGTTCAACAAGAGCAAGACCGTCATCGGCCACGCTGACATAATCCTGCTTGATACCGACAATGTATTCCACGTCTACGAAGTAAAGACCATTGATCGCGCGGACGTTCCGTGGGATACGCTTGCAGAACCTCTAGGTGATCACTTAGTGCAGGCTAGCAACTACCGCTACATGCTTCTGTCGATTGCGGATAAATTAGGCTACACTGTTAGCCCGATTGTTAGGTTCATCTACATTGATCGCTCCATGACCGAACTATACAGGACTCCCCCATTCAAGGAGCTAGAAGCGCAGTGCATCGATTTGAAGCGTCTAGCGCGCATCTATGTCCCGGCCAAACAAGTGCAGAAGGCATTTGCAACTCGGCAACTTCCTGATAGGATATGTGACAAAATCGATTGTGGGAGAGCGAAGAAATGTCCAGTAGCGGTAAGCTGCTTCGAACGGAGAAAGAAAACGTTTCGGGTTATGTGATTGGGCTTGATGCGTCGATCACATCATTCGGTGTTTACTGCTTACCATACAAGTGTGGCGGCGAACACTATGGGTTTGCACTTGGTTCTGACCCCAAACTCGGCAGCGACACCTACCGCACACAGTGGTTGTATGAGGAAATTATCACTACCCTTGGCAACCTGCCCCGTCCGATTGTATCCGTATGTATCGAGGACTACGGTCCGATCAATGCAAGGTCTGGCAAGATAACGGCGCGGGCGGAAATGATCGGACTGCTAAAGTGGCATTTCATCCGCGAACTGAAAGTGCCTATCATCGCAGTGCCGCCAACTTCCCTCAAGAAATTCGCTACCGGCAAGGCCAATGCGAAGAAAGACGAAATCATGGGTTGGGCAGCACATGAGGGGTTTATTGCCTCTTGCAGCGACGAGGCCGATGCTTACTTCTGTGCCAAGCTTGCGCGGATGCTTCTTGACGGGCAAAAGGTAAACGTCAATTACAGCCGGGAAAATCTAAGGTAATACATTTGCTACAATCCATTGCAAACACCGCTTGACAAACCCGCGACACGCTTCTAACGTAAGCTCACTACTGCAAAACAACCCCTGCCACATCATCCCATCGGAGGAATATCATGGCAACCACCCCTCGCACGAAAGCCCCTGCGGCGAAGGCAACCGCCTCGGCCAAATCGAAAGGCACCGCCGCCAAAGGCAAGGCCGCTGCGCCGAAAGCCGCCGAATCGACCGCAGTCGTCCCGTCTTCCAAGAAGCCGGAAAAGCTGCTGGACGCCCACACGTTTGTTACCTTCCAAGGCTACGCGACCGAACTGCCGCAGGACGAGCGGGTCTTCGAGAAAGACCAAGTGCTGTATATCATCTCGGTCGAAGAAACCGCCGACAGCGTGCGCTACGCGGCCTGCAAGGCCGATGAAGTCGCGGCCTATCTCTCGGACGGTGAAGATGCCGTCGATGGCGGCGAAGTCGCCCACAATGAGGTCCGCGAACTGAAAGGCAGCGCGCTCGAAAAGGCACAGGATGCCTACATGCCCGTCACGGTCGTCGGCCACCTGCAAGAATTGATGGACGACAATTCCGAAGACCCGATTGCAGTCGCCCGCGCCCTGAACTCGGAAATCGCCGAAAGCTATTTCTGGATGGGCGGCTCGCTCGCCATCATCCTCCAAACCGGCGCGCACCTGAAAGAGAATGGCGGTGAATACGAGGGCGAAGACGCCTTCAACGAATTTTGCCAGACCGAGTTCGGCTTCAAGGCGTCGAAGGGCCGGGCGCTCGCGCGCATCTACCTGACCTACTCGAAGCTCGAAGGGTTCGATCCGACGGCGCTTGGTGGGATCGGTTGGTCGAAGGTTTCGATTGCTGAACGGTTCGTCACGTCCGAGAACGTCGAAGAAGTTCTGGCGCTCGCCGCCGAATCGACCCAGAACAACCTGCCGATGGTGTTGAAAGAAAAGTATGAAACGGCGGCGGGAACGACCGCCTCCGGGCGCGCGGCTTCGCGGCAAGTGATCACCAAGAAAACGATCATCTTCAAGCTGGAAGAAGCGGCGGCGGAAACGGTCGAACTGGCGATCAAGTATGGCATGACGCAATTCGGCATCGCGTCCGCTGACATGATGATCGAACGCATCTGCTCCGAATGGGCTTCCGAGCATCTCGAAACCAAGGCACACAAGGAAAAGATCGCGGCCAAGGTCAAGGTCATGGCGAAGCAGCGGCAAGCGGCGGAAGCGGAAAAGGCCCCGGCCAAGACCACGACCAAGAAAGCGGCCTGATCCAGCTACAATCGATTGTAAGGGGCGGGGAAACTCGCCCCTTCATTCATGTCAAAGGGATCGGTTACGATGCCTAGGTTTATGCCACTCAAGCGTATGTGGTGGGAAGACTACCATTGGGTTCGCAAGCAAGTGCGGGTGCCTAGGTATCTACGCCACGTTGATCCCCTACATAACGATGCAGACTTCTACAAAAGCGAAGGCCCGATCATTGGAGCCTTCATGCGCTCGCATAAATGGGTAGATAACGCTTCACTACCTAGCGTTGATGCGGGCTACATAACACCATTGTATAGTATGAAAGCTATAGCCTTGCGCTACGGCTTGTCAGTAAATTCCGCGAATTACTTCAAGAAGCACATTCTACCTGATCCTTTTGATATTGTTCGTCGTCGGTCAGTTGCAGCACACCACTGGTCCTTGTTCACGATATATGCGCTAGATGTTGCGTTACGTGATCTAGAGAAAAATGGTGTCATGCAGTTTATGAAAACGCGGGAGCACCACATTGAAATGGTGCGGCGGGGAACTGAGTTCCTTGAGAGTTACTATGCCGACCGTATCGAAACGAAGATGCTTGAAAATACCGATAAGTTCGGCGTAAGATGGGTAGATGGTAGTCTAATTTAACTTGCAAGCATTGACGGCCCACGATAAGCTTACACCACCTATAGCGAGCCAATGCCAAATGCCCCAAGATAACCCACCGGCCTATGTGCCGCCGAATCCGGCGCTGCGTGGGGTAGCTATCGTAAACGGTAGCGACCAGAACATGAAATTTACTGTGAACTTCGATACGAACGAATGCGATTGCCAACATGGCGCGGCGTTCAAGTTCTCAGGAAAACGATGGATGGCAGCGCCGTGGTGCGCACATAAGATGCGGGCGTTAGCCTCCCTCATCGATATTACCGGCGACCAATCGTTGTATGATGAATATGAAATTCAGCTAGGCAAAAGATACAACCCTTTCGTTGCCGTATCCGCCATGCACAAGGAAATGCGGCGGGGTCAAATCGAAGCCGCGAAATATTGGGCATGTGTGATGATAGCGCATCGCGGCAAGCAAGGTGTTATCACCTATCTGCGCAACATCGTCTTCGAGGAAACGCGCGATCTTCCTTTGCTCGCACATATCTTGAAGCTTTCAGCCAAAGGTCGTTCGGTCACGGCCACTGAAATGTATAACGCGGTCGCCCGCTTCACCGCTGCCCCTAAAAAATGGGAGTTGCCGGTAAGGCTAGAAGTTTTCCTTGACGAGATGCGCGGGTATGCGGAACTTATCAAGGACTATGGCACAGATGTTGCCAAGGGGCATTCTATAATCGATTGCAGCGAACGCGGTAGGCTCGAAGCTACGCTGCTGTTAGGGTTTGCCAAAGGTGACCGGGTGCTCGTTCAAAAAGGGCTAAAAGGGATTTACAAAACCAAGAATCCAGAAGGAACCGAGGACGGGCACTTCAAGTTGCGGGTGCAAATCTACAACGTGTTGATCGACGTGCTTAACGGAGAACACCCGAATAAATTCGAGGTAGATCACGACTATGCCATGCAGCTTGTCGGCTTGCTAACCGAACGCAACAAGAACTACGGTGCCCCCGGCTACCACGAGATAAACGCGCTTGCGGATGCCCTAAGCGGGGAAAGCGCCGCAACGGTGCGTAGCCTAGCGCCAACGGACCACAAGCGGCTAATAAACAACCCTACACGCTATCGCGCCCCGCTAGCGGACCTGCGGCGGGTTCCACTATATGCTAACGACAACCATACGTGGGAGGGTAAGGCGAAAATGCGCCAATATGGGGCAATCCAATTAAGGCCCGGCGCGGATCAGACGGATATAGACTTTCGTTACTGCGGAGCGTATCATGGCGTTGCATGGCGTCATTTAGCGTTCCGCCAACACGCTACAATCGATTGCAAGTGGGGGGATGCCAAGTGGATTCCAAAATGGTTGTGGGCGCACACAGATTCAATGTGGTATTAGAGGGGCAAATGGACTACAGCAGGCCTTACATCAAACTTGTCGATGATCAGGTAATCGACGCCCGAATCGAAGAAATGCTATCCTGCGTTATACAGGAAGCATTTGATGATCCGACCTTCGATCTTCTGTTTCAGGAAATCATCTCGGAGTATCTGCAACTATCGCCACTCTACAATGTGTCGTTAGCGATGAACATCAACGTGAATTTCACATTGCTTCCTCTCGCGATGGGGTTTGACATGCTTGCGATCACCCCGAAATCGCATCAGTGGCCGGTCGGCGATTTCGACTTCATGCCAGATGCCATTGTTGCCGTTGCTCTTGTCTACGAGCGCGGGGAAAAGGTAACTTCGCTTTTTCCGGGCCGAAATATCAACGCTGCAATCGTCGGCGCGCTGTTGCAGCTTGCGCGGGAAAAAGCGTCACTCATTAACGACGAACCGGAGTTCAGGTTCTAAGCGAAACGGTGGGGTCCAATGGCTATTCGCAAGAGAAGTGATCTTGAGCAATCTACATACGTCTTCGTGGAGGATGGGATAATCAATGTCCGAACTCCACCAGATACCGCAAAGTGGCCTTTTGACTTCCGCCTACGAATTGTAAGAGATTATATATCGCCGAACAAGCTTATGCCAACGGAGCTATTCACAGACAATTTCATCAAGAGCGGCCTCTTACAGAAGCACTACTTCGTGCAAGGGCAAGACTTGCGGATCGCGAACGAGTTCGAGCCGGTCGTGAATACGCAGCATGTCTTGATCCGTGCAACTCATGTCTTGAACTATACACAGCAACGCGGTATGGTTTTGATACACTCCAATCCGGCGATGCGGTGCCTGATGATCTACTCGTTCCTCACCATACAACGTTTGAAAAGTGTCCCAGACTTCCGCATCTTTGATCTATGAAAGGATACATGATGCCACTGATTATCTCGCTTGGAGACTTCTATCGCGTGACGATCGATAGCGAGTTTCACTACTACCCGACGCAGACGACGAGGGAAAAGATCGTCGCTTTGAATCCCAAAAATGATCCGCCGATCACAACGGGATATGGCGTGTATGATCTTTCGGTCAGCACGGAATACGCGGTCGAGCTTTACCAAACGCTCGAAGAAGCGAAAGCCCACAAGGAAGTGAGTTTCGCCGAAGTCGAGCAACAGGCTCTCGGGGAAATGCACCCGCGCGTCGATCCTGACTTCTACGCCGAGCACCCGACCCCCATCGAACATACCGACGAATAAGGAGCGTGCCGCGCGTTACAATCGATTGCAGCGCGCGGCACACATCATCCATGAAAACCCAGCTATCACCCGAGCGCAAAACGGAATGTCGGTTCATTCTCGGCCTTATTATTCTTGCCATCATCATTAAAGAAATCGCCATTCGCAACGGCGAGAAGCCGGAAAACAATCCGACTATCCAGCACATCGCACAAGTAATTTCGCATTACCTTGACAGACAGCCAGAGAACGTCATGCAAGAGATGCTGCGGGTAGTGAACCATGAACGCATCAAGGTAGGGCGCAGAGTTATGAAGTTTCAGCTTGAGACAGCATTGCTTGGTGCAATGAAATGCGTTACAAGCGGACGCTTCAAACCCACCGAAGGCACACATCGTGCTTACGTGCTAGACACGCTTTTCTTCAACGCCAGACAGATCGAATCGACAATTGGCTGCGATATAGATGGTGCCAGCAAATTTTACAAGATTCTCGACAAGGCAATGTCTGATATTTGATATTAGTTAATGGTTTTTTGTAACCAATGACGATGTGCCAAAAAGCGTAGAAGATGGATAGTTAATGAATTTTGATAACTCATGATGTAGTAAACGCGGAAGAAACTGATAATGGATAGCAAGATGTTATCAATGTTGATACTCGCTTTGTTTGGTTCCTCCAAGGCCAGTTTAGCATAAGAAGGTGACACCTGTTCATCGCGCGGAGAAAAGCGAATTGCTAATGAAACTTTTAGGCAGTAAACCGCGTAAATAGTAACGTTACAATCGATTGCATCGATAGTGCTTCCGTGCTAATATATGCGAGTAGCAAACACGCGGGGCTAAACGATGCGCAAGAACTTTACCGATCTGACGGTTAGCGATGTTATTTTTCACCGCTACTCGAATGTGCCGACCATGACAGGGCCGAGCCGTATTGTGCGGTTCGTTCGCGGCCCGGATGGTTTCAAAGCCCTCCTTCGCCCGATGAAGGGCAATCCGAACAAAAGCGATTATCTCGTTGGCGAGGATGATGACGAGGTGTTCGGCCAAACGCAGTTTTTCCCGATTCCGCATTACCGTGGCACCCCATTCATCAAGGCGTCTGCATGGAAGGTGATGCCGAACACGTTCACACTTTGCGCGATCTTTGGCCCAACGGGCGAGTCAACGGGCGATACGCATGGCAGTCGTCATCTTTACCATGTCGTTACCGTCAACATGCTCGAAGATACACCACCCTCGTTGGCATGGCGACTCGTTGACACTTACATCATGCAAGCTGCGGCTCAGGAAGCCTTCGACAAGGTTACAGCGCCGTGAGTATCATCCGGCCTTCCGACATAATCAGGCCACGGCCAAAGAACTACCATGCGTTTCGGCAAGAAGTTTGGACACATCATCTTACTGAATGGGGCAAGTCATTCAGCATCGTGTTCACGCCGAAACGCAACCTGTTCTTCAAAGATGTGTGGGATACTACGGAAGGTGAACGTCCAATCACCAAGAGCATGACCAAAAACGCACGCGCGCTAGCTTCCTATATACTTACGTTCGATGATGTTACGTATCTGGAATTCAAGGGCGTATACATAATGGTGCAGTGGGAGCACCTAGGTAAGCTGCACGAATTGCCGAATCAAATCCTTGACGACAGAAGCAAATACCTAGGTAAGTAGCGCGCTTTATTATAGCGCCGTAGTTGGCAATCCCCTACAATCGATTGCATAGCAACTACCCAACGGAGCCTAGCATGGGACTTATTGCTAATGTGCTTTCGCACAAGGACATGCGCGACAAACGAGTTGACACAACCCTCAACGGGTGGTCCAGCCGTTTCGTCACCTGCTGCATTACGAACGCAGACGGCCCATTTCATCCAAGTCCAAGTTGCCCGGCGGTAAGACTTGTCGCCGTGAACCTCTGCGGGTTCACGGTTGTTCACGCCATCGCCGAGGACGACCTTGCGAGCGATAAGTGGACGATGTTCGGCGGCAACTACGTCGATTGCAGCGACAGTCGATTTGGAGAGCTTGTTGAAAAATTGTGCGGGGTGAAGATGCGCGTTGCCATTCCGATCCACGACAGAGCAGAGGGACAGAGATGACCGAAACAACACACACATGGAAAGACAAAGGCGGACGGCTCATCACCGTCTTCTCCCATGAAGCACTCATGGCACAGTCCGACTACACTGGCTACGTGTGGCCCGTAGAAGGTGGGTTCATCGACGGGGAGTGGAAATTTCACAAAGGGTTTCATACCGAAGGATGGGAATTTCCCAGCGGGCCGCTCATGGTGGATACCTTCACTGCCAGCGCATATCGCGTGGTTGCGAATGCGTTGAATGATGAAAACCGCGCGAAGCTCAAGAAGCTTTCGGAGGAACATCGTGGCATCTTCGCGGGCTACGTCATGCCGGAAATCGTATGGCCCCGAGTAGGCTAAGGAGCAATCATGGCAAAGAATAAGACTGTCTCTCTCGACCTTCTTATCGAAAAGATGAACCTCTCGCTGGCTGGATCGTCGCCGGAGTCGATTCTCTACAGGAGGTCTATCACCAGCTTTGTTGAAAGCATCCTGCATCAGCGCGGGCGCTACAGGGGCTTTCGCTACATCGGCAAGGCAGAGGCTCCGCAAGCATGGTCCTTCGACTACGACAAGATGGCACCCAACCCTGACGACGACACGCGGCGGGTATACTTTTGAAATGATGGAACTCACATCGACACGACAACGAGAAATCGTGAAAGCTTTGCGGAGCAAGTTCGACGCCGCTGGTTACCTTACAATGGCAGACATTCGTAAGGTATCCCAAGCCAAGAGCCTTGCGATCCAGAAGATTATTGCTGTTGCGACTGAGAAAGGGTTTACCATAAAGGCGGAAGAACCCAAGGTCAAAGCGCCCAAGAAAGAACCGCATACCGTCGATGTTGACATAAAGGCCGTCAGCGATAAGGTTCTGGCCGCGATACTGCGGGCGTCCATCTTCAAGCTGCTGGCACCAACGGACGATGGTAAGGCACCGCCTGATGACGCAATCGTCATCACAACCTACGGGCTTCTGCGGAAGGAACGTGAAGCCCTCGCCAAGATCATTCTCGGGAAAGAACTGACACTGGCACGGTTGAACGATTTCCTTAATTCAACCGCAACGGAGTAACGTTAATGCAGGTCAATATCAATGCGCGCCCAAAGCTAAATGGCAACACCACTGCTGATTTTAGCTGCGCGGCGCACCTTCTTCTAGAAGCTACCACTACCTGCCGAGCGGCCATGAATATTATCTACAGAGATGTTCTGCATGGTCGCAACTACCAAACTGCGCAGAACGGCTGGAACGCGCGAATGGAAGATATTGCCACCTTCCAAGAGATGATCAAACGCATCGATGTGCTCGTTGAGTATGCGCGCACAATCTACGCGGCAGGCTACAATGAGACGCTATAATCGATTGCAACGGACGAGGCAAGCAGCTAGCCTATAAGCACGCGCATATAAACGGAGCAACCAATATGCCTGTCAAGATCAAGGAACTTCGGTTCGATCCCGCCATCGGCTATGACCGTCTCTATGATTTCGCCGTGCTTGACTTCGACCCGAAGTCTTGCAAAACCATCGCAGAGGCAGCGGAGCAAACCTACCTCGCCTTGCGTAAAGTTTCCGCCGCTGTGGGGCAAGACCCCAACAGTGAAGTATACTGGCACAAACCAGAGTCGAAGCCACACGGCTACGCGCAGCACTGCGTATCGTGGGAAGCTGGCCCGTTTGAGTGGGCCACCGCCGCCTCGTTTCAGATCACCGGCCCTTGGGGCTTCACGGAACCTTACTATGGCTTTGACCTTTGTTTCACGGAGTAGTGACATGGACGACAAGAAAACGTTGACAATCCTCGCGGCAATCGCGGGTCACATGAACTACGGGCAACCGGCGCCCGAACCATCGACCGTTCGTCGGCTGACCACGGCGAAGTCGGTCACCCTCTCTTCCGCAGTGATGATGATCACCGGGAACATCATGGAGACTGATGAACATGAGAAAATGTTCATGGAGGAAGCCGAAATGTGGGAAACCACACTTGGTGAGATGCTGCCAACTGAAATCGCGCACCATTACCCCCGTATCTGGGGTGTATACATGGCAGGAATGCCGCAGCGATTCAAGGATGCAGCGCTGATCCAAGAAGGCGCGGTCAACCCCATCGGCATGGCCCGCTCGCTCGTCGCCGCATGTAAAGAGTGTTTGGATGAAGGCGTGCAGCAGGACACTGATCCGGCTGTTCGCCTGATCGTCCACCAGATTGCATTCATCTGCCGTGTAAGTGAGTTCGACTCCCCTGTAGCCTACTCGAATGCGCTCCAAGTCTGCCGCGACAAAGCAGGCTGATATAATCAGCTTGTGCCCCTTGCAATCGATTGCTACGCTATGCCTACAGCGTAGCATTCACCAACGGAGCACCGGGAATGGACAGCTTAGACGAAATTATCAAAGCGCAAAATGCGCTTAGGCTTGCCTGCTTGCATGTGTCACACGCTCGCAAGTATGACCTCAACAAGTTCATCGTTGAACTGTTTGAAACCAAGCAAGCGGCACCTAGCCCCATCGATGTGTCAGATGAAGACATTGCCCATCAGGTCGGCAAGGAACTTCTCAACGTTCTCGTTGAACGCCTCGCGGCATTCACGATGATGTCCGACGACAGTCCCGAGTCTGTCATGGAATTTATCGAGCACAAGGTTTTTACCGGATACCTGTGCAAAGCGCATTCGATGCGCATCTTCCACATCAAGGCAGCGCGGATGGAGATTCGCCACTACGAGGAAAAGTGGGGGAAGAAATGAATACCAGCATCCTCAAGCCGCTTAGAGACGAAGCGCAGAACTGGTGGTATCATGCGCAACTGCGCCAGTTCGGCGAGGTTACCGATGCGGTCAAGCTAGAGCACCGGACGCTTCGTAGCAACCTTGAAACCATCCGCTACGCCATCAGGACGCCGGATTGCTACGTGTCGTGCGGCTTCGGCGGGACCACCATCCACATGAAAAACAAGACGCACAGCGGTTACGCCCCGTGGGATGAATGGGCACTGACCCGCGTCCTTGTTGAGCACTGCGGCGTCACGCTCATTGATATTCGTAAAATGCCGAATGTGATCAAAAGCGTCGGACTACCGATGGTCGCTGTTGACGACCCGGCTCGGATAGACAAGGGCGAAGTTCATGCCATGTCCTTTGTGCATCTTGATACCTATGTCGAGAAAGCGCGGGAATTAGGAGCCGAAATCCGCAACCACCCGAGAACCATGCTCAAATTTAAGGATTGATATGTCATGTCAAAAGCCGATCCCTACGAGACTCTGATCGCAGTGTGCGATTATGAGCCGGTAAACAAAGAAGCTTTCCATCGTGAGGCCAGAAAGCAACTGAAAGAACTCGGCAAGTTACTGACCCTGCGCTACGGTGCGTATGATGTTCGCAGCAACAAAGGCGGCATCGCGGTCAGCGGCGAGGTTACCTTGCACATGGAGAAGCTCTATGTGCAGGTCAGTCATGCTCCATGGCGTGATCACACGCAGGACATTTTGTTCCGGTCCTGCAATGGACTGCGGGACTATACGGGTGGGCCTAACAACTTCGCCGACATGTCCTTGCTCATGCGCAAGGACATGCTTGTCAAGCTCATTCAAGAAAGAATAAAAGTATGAGTGTCACCGGCCTCGTTAACGACCGCACACTTGAGGCGTTGCAAGACCTCGCGGCGGAAATTCTCATGGCCTACGAAAATGGTCAGAAAGCGAAAGCACGCGATGTTTTCAGGATGATACCTGACCATCGTAAAGGCTACATTGCCTTTGCGATGATGATGAACTACGCCACGGCGGATGCCAACCCCCGAGAGCTTGAAGCCTTCTTCGAAAGCGTCACGGCTTGATCATACACTGGTTTCCCGTCTCTCAAGCTACCACCCTAGCGGGCACCACCGACATTGGCCTTAAAATCGCCTAAAATAGCCCCTACAACGACGTTCCAAGAACGGAAAACCCGTCTATTCCACCCTTACTTCCAGTATCCTCCAATCGTCTTGCGTTATCCTAGTAGCGGGCTTACAATCGATTGCACGGCATAACCCCAACCCAATGGAGCCACAATGAAAAGTTCTACCAAATTCGCCGTGTTGCTTTCCATCGCAATGTGCGGTGTATCCGGCCCGCTTCACGCGGATGAAACTGCGTGTCGCAATCTCGCAATGGTTGCCAACGCGACCGAGAAAGCGCACCAATCCAATACGTCGATCATTGATACGTTGAACATCATCGACAAGACCTCCACTGACCCGGACCTGACCAAGTTGCTTCGGGCGGTCGTCAGCAAGGTCTACGCCGGGCCGATCTACAACAGCGACGATCTGAAAAAGCAGACCGAAAACGAAACCGAGGCGTGGTGGTATAACGCCTGCATGAAATCGATCAACGGCAACTGATATGCTGGCGAATATTATTAGCAGGCGTGATCAGCTTCGTGAGAACAGGTTGCACCTGCTTGACAACATCGCGCAGTATGAAGACATGATGAAAAGACGTGGGCCACACTACGAAGGCCCAGCCAAGTATGCGCTTTCCGATCTGCGTCGGCGGCTTGACGAAACGGACGTTGAACTTGGTAAGCTAAATGCTGCAATCATCGCGTCTTCTCAGTCATAAACCGTATTGTGCCGCAAGGCATCCTGCGGTAAATTAGCAGCGTCATATCATTCTAATTACGGAAACGCTAAGAAACAAACGCCCCTAAACTAAAGAGAAAGAGAGAAAGAACCATGACGGACCAAGTGACTGATTTCATGAAAGACTGGGATGCGAAGCAGAACCAGAGACTGAGAGTGGCCTTGGCTAATCGCAAGCTCCTGCACACGATCCTGACAGGCCTTGGGGTAATCCGGGTAACCTGCACCTATAGCGGTTATGGGGACAGCGGGCAGATTGATGATCTGGATATTTTCGGCGGCACGGATGGATTCAAAAGACTCGATGAAGTCCTTTGGAAGAAGGTGTCTTCTCTTACAGACACGAGGCCGGGAGTGTTAGCCGTGGACAGCGTTCATAATGCCTTGCAAGAAATGTTCTGGGACTTGCTGATGTCCACGCATCCGGGTTTCGAGAACAATGAGGGGGGCCAAGGTGAGTTCGAATGGCTGCTCCCCGAAGATGAGCTGAAACTCGATCACAATGAAAACGTGATTGAGACGATCAGCAGCAGCGACTCATTCTGAAGGAGAACATCTGATGGCTCATCCGCATCATCATGCACTGTCTTCGGTTCATAAGTTCGGCGGCAAGGCAGAAGATTATCTTCCGATCCATAACTGGTTCGATGCCACCAAAGAACTTGTGCCCGATTTCCGGCATCGGGCATTGCGCCATCACACGCATGGCATCTTCGAAGCCGAGCGCGTGTTTGGGGTGACGATCACCAACTCGGATGGCAAACAAATACCAGTTCGGTTCATCGGGGAACAGCATGTGCGGGAAGATTGCGCTGGGCTGATCCCTACGCCTCAGGATTGGCTACAATCAATTGTATTGCAGCCGTGGATGACTAAGCCGGGGAAAATGGCGATTATCCCTTTGAAGGAGTCGAAGGATGACCAAACAGGAAATCTTTGACAAGGCAATCCTTGGCCTCATGGCGCAAGGCAGGCTAGGATATGGTGAAAATTGCAGATGCTCTTACACCGCAGGCTGCGCCATCGGTCAGTTGATGACAGACGAGCAGCGCACCAAGTATGACGAAGCCAAGTGCGCCCTTGTTGAAAATATCGTTCGGTATTTCCCCGATGATGAACTGGCGCTGGAACTAGCCCCAGAAACTGAATTCTGCGTCGAGCTACAATTTGTGCATGACGGCGCAGATGACCTTTGTGACTTCCTCAAGAAGGCCAAACAGCTTGCTATGGAACACAATCTCACATTCCCCGGAGAAATGAAATGACCGAGAAGAAATACAAGACCGTGCTTCACGGCCACAAAACCGTATTGCTGGATGACAATATGGGTGGAAAGCATCCGCTTCTGTGGAAGGCTCTTGTAGAGGGTGAGTGGTATATCCTTCGCACCGACCGTGATTTTTTGCATTACGGCAAACCCTGCATTGTCGAGGTCCGCGAGCCTCTAACACGCGAGCCTCTAACACGATGGATAAACGATTATCCAACTGGTCTTGCCCAAGCTAGTTATACCACGAAAAAAGAGGCTGATATTGTTGCAGGCTTCGATCGCATCGCCTGCCGCGAGTTTCGTGAGGTGGTGAAATGACCGAGAAGAAATACAAGACCGTGCTGTGCGGTAACGAAGCCAAATTCTTGGATGGCAGCATGGGCGGCTCTCATCCGCTTCTGTGGAAAGTGAATAATGGCGGTAATTGGATTACCGTGCAGACCGACCGCGATTTTATGTATCATGGTATCCCTTATATCGTCGAGGTCCGCGAGCCCCAGACGATCTGGGTGAATGAGTATCCAAATGGACTTTCCCGAGTTCATTACTTTTCTAAGGAAGATGCTGATAAGGAGGCAAACCCCCGCCGTATCACCTGCCATGAGTTTCGCGGGGTATCGAAATGACCCCCTGCAACATCATACCCGTCCTCACCCTCGAACCATCTGGAGCAAACCATGGCACGAAATGACGGACCACCCATCGAGGGCTTCACTGTCCGCAAAACGTTCAACGGCCAATCGACCGGCGAGCGCCAAGTGCGGCTGCATGTGCAGACAGACGAATCTGGTAGACGATTCGTTGTGTTTGATGCCAACGAACTTCCTGTCGAAGAAAAACGCCTGATCATCGTTGCGCATACATATGTCGGCGGGCGGGTTCAAACGAAAGTGAAAACGGAATGAGCGATTTTCCCAAAGAGGTTGTTGAACTATACGATGAAGTGCTGAGATGTATCGAGACACATACGCGGGCTGATCCCGTGTTCATTGCAATCAACATGCAAGAGAAGAAGATCATCTTCCCCGCCCCAGCTAACGCCGACTTCGTGTCTACCTTACCTTTCTTCGACAAGCTTGCGCTTGCATTGAAGTGGATGCGGATTCGCAAACTTGTTGGTTTCATTCATGGCATTCGCGTTGATCCCGCCAACATGACGGCCCAGCCCAACCTTGTTTATGTGCATGTTATCGATTCCGCTGTGCGCATCTTTACGTCCATCCTCGAATATAAGGATGATGGCTCGGTTACTCTTAGCAGACTTGAGGAGACGGACATACCCGATGAACGCAGAAAGTCATTTGTAGGGCCGCTCGCACTGTTCTCGACCATACTTCCCAAAACCTACAATGATGCGATGACGCCGGAAGAAGCCAAGTATTGCGAAGAAGTTTGCGGCCCCCGCCCCCGTCCCCCACTGATGAACTGAATCATGCCCATGGTAAAGAAACACAGAGCCAAATACCATTCACAGGCTATGCCTCTGCACGCGACACACCACTGTCGTTTCTACCACCATGAAGGTGGGCCAAAGTGTGACATGCAATTGCTTGGCGAGAATGACATTGTTCTCAAGTGCTTGCCTAATCCACCTGCGTTGATCAAGCCTTGTAATGGCCGAAAGGAATTTACTGCCAATGAACGGGCAGAATGGGATGACTACGTTTCTCAAAGTCAAGTGCTTTTGTCAAATGTTATCGGACATGTGCCAAGGCCGGTGATGGCGGGGGAAACACTTAGGTTCGCTTGTCCTAACTGCGATGGCACCGCGAAGGTAATAAGATCAAAGACTACATCTCTATTTGTTCAGTGCAACTGTATTGGCCTTGTGCACCTAACGCTGAAATCCAACGATGATTCATGGCCTTCTTGATATGCTACAATCGCCTTCTTGATATGCTACAATCGATTGCAACGAAGAAGTAACGGGTTTACCCTACATATACGCGGAACGTAACCGCGCAAGCAAACGGAGCAAACCAGAATGAAACTCATCATAGATTGTGGAATCACCTCTTTCGACAAAAAAACCAAGCGCGTTGTTCGCGCAATCTTCCTAGAGAGGAATGAATTCGGTGCTATGTGTGTCAAAGATATTTTCGAGATTGATTCTGACAACTTCGTGAATACAGGAGCGGCTGCGTTCGTGCTTGATTCGGTGTTTCGCGACAACGACGTGTTCGAAGAAATTTCTATCAACTATGACCACAATGTCATGCTTTCGCTCACGCAGGAGTATGACTCGATCCTCTTGTCTGAATCGATCAGCGTTGCGAAGTGTTTGGTAGCACACCTCAATGTCGTCGCCTGCGAATTCAACGGCGTCTATGACAACAATGGTATCTTGAACGACAACCATGACGGGCAACCCGTCATGCAAGCATTCCTCATTGACAAAAATACGGGCGGTGACTTCCATCCGTATGCTCGGTTCGCTCGCCGTAAGCAAGGATAAATCAAATGAAACTTGTTGAGACAGCATCGAAGTGGGGCAACCTCTATCGCCTTCGTTACTACCTCAATGGCAGACGCATTTCGGACGCTGAAATGCGTAGGTTGATAGCTGCCAATCCCGACCGCAAGCAAGTCAAGTCAGAGCGTGTAGTAAAGCTCGCAGGCTGGCGCACGACATGGGAGATTGACTGATGATTCGCCGTCCAGACAATCCTACCTGCCATCAGGTGTTCGACCGCATCGAAGAAATGCTCAACGCCCAACCAGATGATCAGCATGTCAGCCGCGCACACGCGCTGCCTCTTTGGCGTGCCATTATCCAGAAGTCGATGGATGATGCCTTCTACGCCTCTAACTTCGAGACTTGGTTGGAGAACGGCGGGACGGTCCTTTTGCGTGACATGCTCGCAACCCCGTTCAAGGACGCTGCGTTCAGCAAAAGACAAGATGGACCGTGCGCGCGGGGGTATCCGTGGGACGACGCATGGATGGCAATAGATAGCGCCGGAATGCACGCGCGGCGCGGGGAGTAAACATGACAAAGAAAGTATTCACGATCCGGCGCTATGACGGCGACAGTATTTACAGTTGGGCCGTCTTTCGTGTGAAAGACGTTGAAAACATCAAACAACAGGGGAATATGGTATTCTACGGCCAAGCGCGACCTGTCGTTTGCGGGGTAAGCCGTCATATGGCAATCTACTACAGAGACAAGTTTGAGCATGAAACACCAGAGGTATGATAATAGATAGATAGTATGCCGAATAAAGTAGCCGCACTCCGTTAGGATCGAATTAACAGATGGAAGAATATAACGAATATTGCCATTTGCGCATGAGAGAGAACGAGGTATCCAAGAACCTTATACCCGCGCTCGCAAAGGTAATACGGGATCACCGGCGTCTGCTGATAACAGAAACCGAAATGAAACACCCTGATTTCAGGTCGCGGTATGAAATGGATCGCGGGGAGATAGAATATACACCACATACGCGGGTCTACCCACCAGAACTACCAAAGCTAGATAGACCTAACAAACATAGCACCGTAGTAGTCAACGTGGTTTTCTTCCTCGGCATCTTTACTGGCATTACGATCACCGTGGCGTCAAGCATTCTATGGATAGTATTCTACGGCAACTGATCCATTTGATAATACTGAAATGGGATACAACGCAGCCTATGGCGACAAACGCGGGGTAAACCGATAGACAGGCTATAGGTAGCCCCACTATAATAAAATCCAAGATAAAGTCATTGTGCATATAACGACTTATTTTTTAAGTCATTGCTTTCTTTGTTCTATAACATCTCTTTTGCGTTCACTACGCATAGTGTAAACTTCGCTACAATCGATTGTAAGCATAATCGCGGGTTCTCTAGAAGAATCGCGGGCCTAGAACTTCCATCGCGGGTCTAAACTACTAAAAACTAATAGATAGTATATATAGTAATAATATGATTAAGTATAGCTAAACACAGCTAAACAGTCCCCCAAGTTTTGCGTGATGGCAATGTAGATTAGTAGGCTAAGTCATTGATAATAAAGGAAATGATGATGAAGGGTAGTTAATGTATTAGATGAAGTCAATGATGAAGAAGTCGTTATGATGGTCTACAAACCATTGATATTGTTGTTGTTTTTCCTTACAATCGATAGGCTCCTGTAAGTTGTTGATATTAAAGGTGTATTATCCGTTATATGTTAAGTAGTTGATATTGTTGATGATTCTCTTACAATCGATAGGCACCTTGTAAGTTGTTGATATTAAAGGCGTAATATGTGTTATACGTATAAGCCACTGATATTGTTGTTGTTTTTCCTTACAATCGATAGGTGCCTTATAAGTCATTGATGTTGAAGGTGTATTATTCGTTATATACGTAAGTCATTGATAACATTGAACATTAAAAAGCATGAAAAAGCAGGCTTAGAACACTAATTTTCGCGTGGTTTTCACGGTGATTTTCGCTTACAATCGACTGCACGGAAACACGTTATAACGGAGCAAAGCGAATGACAACGATCTTGAATCCTGCCGAACCTCGTGTGCAAGCGGTATTCCTTAAAGGGCATTGCCGACTGTTTGCAGCGGGGATGAAGAACAGCAGGATGACCGCAACGCAGTTGAGGGCCAAATGCGCGGCGAACACGAAGAAGACCTACAAGCGGACAACGCCGTGGAAGGAAATCATTGGTGACCTCGAAGAAGTCATCAACAGCTAAGAAACTCGTTATATCGTTGCAATCGACTATAACGACATGCTAACATAACACATCAGCCGCGCCAATAACGACACGGTTGGGGTCCAAACCAAAGAGGTTCATCATGGACACGAAAAGCGAAATTATTGTTCCCGCTGCGAAAACGACCAAACCGGCCCGCAAGATCACCCTGCCGGGTTCCAAGGCGAAGGTGGCGGCTGCGCCGAAGGCCGACAACATTCCGGCCACGAAGGTCGCCAAGCAGCCGGTGGTGCATGTGCACCGCGACGCGGGGTTGACCATTGACTACAGCGGCCCGTCCAGCCCGATCAACGCCGGTCGCAAGGTCCAGATCGTGCTGGGCATCACCCGCGCCAAGGACGCGGTGACCGACCGGATGCAGAAATCGCTCTACGGCTTGCGGACGAAGTATGGCGCGCAAGCGTTCCCCGCCAAGGGCCTTGACAATGGGGTGCTGCGTGATCTGCTGGCCTGCGGCCTCATCAGCACGGCGGGCGGCATGAAGGTCAACATCGATGGCAAGGAATGCCTGACCGATGGAACGACGCAAGTCACCGTGCATCTGACCAAGGCCGGCATGGAATACGGCAAGGCGTAAGCCTAATAAGCCTAATAAGCCTAGATAGAGGGCGGATCGTAAGGTCCGCCTTTTTTCTTGTAGATTAATAGGTTAAGTCATTGAAGTTGATGGGTAGTTAATGAATATAATGATAACGAAGATGGAGAAGTAGAAGATGGGTAGTTAATGAATATAACGATGATGAAGAAGTAGAAGAAGATGAAGATCGTTATGTAGATGAAGACAAGGTAAATTAGCAGACCTGTTATAATCGATTGCTGCACCGATGGTAACGTGCAATCATATCCTTGCGGGAACAACCCGCCATAAACGGAGCAAAGTAAACGGAAAAAGAACTGGCACGTAATGCGTGGGTTCCTGCGGAATACCGGTTGTAACGCTACAATCGCTTGCAACGCGGGAGATTACCTGCAAATATCACATCGCGGGAACGACCCGCTACAACGGAGCAAATGACAATGGAACTCGCAATCTTCAAAGTCGAATTCGAGAATAGTCCCACTTTCGTGCAGATGGCACTTGCCCTCGAAGACGTGGAAGTGGCGGAAATCAACACGGCGTATCTCCACACAGAAGTGGAAACGGCGGCGGGCATCGCGTTCTGTTCTGCATTGACGAGAGTGATTCCCGGCGGACCTTCCTACGTTCCGGGCGACCGATTTGTTGTGCCGATCGCCCACTTCTACCGAGCACTAAATGCAATGGACGCGGAAACAGTAGCGGCCCGCTTCGCTGACATGGGCGCGGGCGCGTTCAACGCAATGGACCAGATCGAGGAATGCGTGAACAACTTCTACAGCGATACCAAGCATACGTCCTTCGTGGTAATCGCCTAACAGATATTCGAACGAACCCGTTCTTTAGTTCCGTTTGGGGCGGGTAACTAGGGAGACTCCCAGCAATGGTCGAGTCTCCCATTTTTTTGTTGATGGGTAGTTAATGAGCATTGTAAGTCATTGAAGATGAAGAAGAAGGGTAGTTAATGGGTATAACGAAGTTGATGGAGATGATGGTGAATTACATGCGGATGGAGAAGAAGGAGAAGGAGAAGTATACGCGGGAGAAGGAGAAGATGTTATGTAGCAGTGCGAAGATAGATCGCGGGCAGCAACAAAGAATAATAATAATCAATTGTAGCAATGTAGGGGTCCGTATAACATAAAGCTGCGGCATTCCGTAATAAGCGGATGCCTTAGCAAACGGGGCTACCAACATGCTTAGCAAGCAAACGCCTAGCGTCTTCTCCTTCTCCTACAACCCGTTTACGGGTGCGTCGGTTAACTTCTTTCCGCGCGGCTCGGAATGCACGCGGTCTTTCGACCTGCAACCCGTGCATCCGTTTTCCAACGTTGCCAAAATCATCGAACTGCAACCCGGCGAAACTGCTGCAATCGCTTGCGGCGGACTCGTTATCCTGCGCTGCACTGCCGCGCGGCAAATCATCGCCACGGTAAACGGGAAAACCACGGAACGGTTTAGCGTCGTTTACCCTAGCAAACGTCGCAAGCAAACTTTTGCAAGCTACTAACGAAACCGGGCGGGCTAACAACCCGCCCACCACAAACGGAGCAAATGAAATGGCGATCACCTACAAGGAAATGTTCAAGGACAGCTTGGAGTTCCACCCGAACGCGGGTGTCAAGTTGTCAAAATCAGCCTGCGGCTTCATCCTGCCAGAAATTGATTGGCTGGTGGAAGATTACCAGAAAGAACTGAAAAGGGTGACACCGGGCGCCTACTACAGGATGGTCGAGTCCCATCTTAGCGGGCTGCTTGCAATCCGCGAACTCATCAAAGCTGGGTATGACAAGTAACGCTGCAATCCATTGCAACAATGTTGTCCCCCTGCGAACGTTAACACGGGCACTCATGCCCATGAACAAATGGAGCGATAAAATGGTCAAAGTTACCTGTGAAGTGATCGACAACGTGGATATGGCGGAGTATGCCAACGAGACTGGCGAACCGCTCGGCACCATCGCACTTAGCGGCGGATCGGTGATGGACACCGAGTTCGAGCAACCCGGCCAAGCCGCCTACGTGGTCAGTGATTTCCTCAATGCGAAAGGCTGGTATAACACGGTGGAGAACGCGCTTGCTGCGCTCGCCTACTGTATTGCTGCACAGGAGAATAACGACGTGAGCGAGTTCGTCATTCCCGCCCACAGCATAGCCACCCGCTTTCTCTACTTCATTGTTGGGGACGATCCGACGAGAAAGTAATGCTACAATCCATTGCAACAAAGAAGTGCTCGCGGTAACGTTTCTGCGGGCACCTATGCCCATAACAAACGGAACAAAGACCATGACCACGGAACTCGGATACATCACCATGCGGAACCAAGATGGGACGCAATACTACACCACCTATCACGGAATGGAGGGTTGGAGCGAAGACTACTCGGATCGCCGCCTTTTCCCGCGCGAGAAATTCACGGAACTCGAAGCAAAGGCGGAAAGCACTCGCCTGCGGGATTGCCCCGATAACGGCTTCTATGGCGTCTACAACCTGCACTTTGCCTCCACAGGAGACAGCAAATGAAGATCACGTTCAATACCTCCCGTCTCTACACTGATCGTGGGCAGGTCATCACCGCCGAGTTCGACGGCGAAACCGGGAAAGTTTGGTTCAACGATCATTCCCGCATGGTTGATGGCGGGTTCACCGTTAAGGTAGGACGTTCGGCCATCATGGGTGAGTGGGAAGCAAACCCGGAAGCCTTCGCTCGATGCGTGATGCGCCACTACGACGCGGGCGGCACCCACGACATTCCGTATGAAGACTACATTCTCAGCCGGGAACTGCGCGAGGGCGACACCATCCTGAAATACCGCATCTGATCTGCTGCGATACATTGCAACAAAGAAGTGCCCGTGCGAATACAACTGCGGGCACTTATGCCCTAAAAACGGAGCAAACAAATGAATGACTCGGAACTGATCGCGGCGTTTCTCGCACAGAAGTCTATCACCAAGGTCGCGGCGGGCAAGCGTGCCCTCACGGAGCACCAGATGCGTGTGCTCACCGGGCCGGAACCCATCAAGCAGATCAAGTATGAAATCCTGCTCCTCGGCGAAGACGGGATGGAATTTACCGTCGAAGAAACCGCCAAGTCGGCCAACGACGCGCGGACCAAGGCGCGGGAAGCTTATCCCGAATCGAGGATCATCAGCATCGAACTCTATGGCACACATAGCCAGCGTGCCTACGACGAAGCCAACACCGATTGGTGAAGAATCGCCTCACATTGAAAGATGTGGGGCTTTTCTTTGTCTAGGGTAGTTAATGTATATGTAGGAGTAGATGATGAAGATGAAGAAGTTGTAGGGTAGTTAATGTGCATGATAACGAAGATGAAGAAGATGGGTAGTTAATGTGCATGTAGGAGTAGAAGATGATGGAGATGGTGAAGATGACAGGCTGATTGATTGATAGGCTGTGCGGCTGACAGGCTGTGCGGCTGACAGGCTGTGCGGCACAGTCCGGCACCCTATTATAACATGCCACCGCCCAACCGTCAATCCGAAAAATGCCTTCCGTAACAATTCGTTACCGTTTCGTTATAACGACTAATCACTCTTTATCGTTTCCGGCGCGGCATCACATAACGACTTTTGCATTCGCCCCAAATCAGCGACGAAACATTCTTGCGCGAATCGCCCTGCCGCCTCGATTCATACTTCCGGCGCGGCGTCAATACCTAATCCGCACCTAACGCGGGGTAACACTACATATAGCGGTCAACAATCCGTTTCCACCTACGGAAAACCCTTTTTCGTCCTACACGGCGAACTCTGCCGCCCGACATATCCTTACAGCCTAAACCCGACCTTGCCGCGTAGCACCCCTTCCAGCGTCACGGCGGCCCCTTCCCGACGCCCCTTCCCAACTCCACGGCGGCCCCCGCGCGCGGCTTACAATCCATTGCAAGCGCCTTATTCTTGCCACAATTGCCGCGTAATATCGCGTCACGGCACAACCGCAATCAAGCGCGCCGCAAACGGGACTAACGACATGCAAAACACCATCACGAATCTTCCTGCTACCATCGCCCCAGCGAAACCGGCGCGCGCCAAGCGCACCCCGGCGAAATCGGCAAGCGCCAAGCGCATCACGAAAGCGGAAACCGTCACCACCATCCCGGCGACCACCATCCCGGCGAAAGCACCTCTCGTTCATTTCCATCGCGAAGCGGGCTTGCAATCGGGTTACGGCGGCGCATCGAAGCCGATCAACGCCAACCGTAAAACGGCTATCAAACTCACGGCTCACGCGCGCAAGCCTTCCACCGAACGGGATATGCCGCTTCTCTACAATATTCGCAAAACCTACGGCACGGACAAACCCTTCCCTGCACGCGGGCTCGACAATGCGGTTGCCGCCGTTTTCATCAACGCGGGCATTCTCGAACCCGTCGCGGGCACCGGCGCGAAGCATACCTTTGCGGACGGGCATTCGGGTTACACCGACGGGCAAACCCAACTGCTGCTGCGATTCACCGCAAGCGGCAAAACCTACGGTAGCGTCACCGCCTAAGCCGCAAGCTTCAACACGACGCGGGGTTCAAGCCCCGCGTCTACACCATCGCGGGATAACACTATGCAAGCCCATACCACCTATACCGACCTTCTCCATACCATTACGGGATATGCTAATGCGCACCCTATCCTTGCGCTAATCGCGACAATCGCCGCTTGCGCTGCATATGCCACCTACGCTAGCCGCCACATTTAAGCCACAATTCTTTCACAATTCGCCTAAAACACACCCCCCTAGCGTGAAATGTCTAAAAATTTCCAGCAAAAATGTACAAATGATTATAACGAAAATGTCTAAAAATTTCCAGCATATATAGCGAAAAGATATAACGAAAAATCCTAGCAGATATAACGAAAATGTCCAAAAGCAGAACGCGGACTACCACTTGCACCACTGATGGCCCGATGCTACAATCCACTATAAACACCGGAGCCACACTAATGCGCATCATATATACACCTGCGAGAAAACTCGCGGAACTCGAACGTCGCCGCAGGCTGGTCGATCAGGAATACGACGACCTGATGGAATACATTCGTCTGTCGAGCGAACACAAGCTACCTCCCGGTAAGAGTCTTCCGATGATTGAATTTCAGCGCAATTATCTGAAATCAATCGGAACCAACATCGGCCATCAATGCACGTGGGTAAAAGCGCCTCACGTTCGGCTGGAAGTGATGACGGCCTACGCTACTGCCGACAGCAGCCTTTCGGTCGGCGTCAGACCTCTTGCTCTTGTTGGTGAATACCCTATGCGATACATCAACTACATGGAACTCATATTCTGCGAGACGAAATAGGATCGAACGGCTCGCGGCTATTGAACGGATTGACAGGAGAGACAAACGTGGCTGATTTCTGCAAACAGTGTTCCGAGACAGACTACAAAGACCTTGCTGGCCTTTCTACCGAGGAAGACACCAAGGCCGGGCTGTATCCTGTCGTGTTGTGCGAAGGGTGCGGGCCGACTCAGGTGAACCACCTTGGCGAGTGCGTTAGCGTCGATTGCATCAAAAAGCATGGGGTTCAGAAATGATGTTCGGTTCCGTCTTCAACATCATCGTCGGTGCAATCGGAATCGCGGCTCTTGGCTATGCAATGTATTGGCTTGGATATGCCGATGGTATTCGCTTCTCTACTCAGAAATACGAAAAGCTTGTCACCGACTACGCCAAGCGCCTGCGCGACTTCAAATAGGAATCCATCATTCCCACAAAACTAGAGCTGAATGCTGAACTGCGCTAATAGCGTAAACCAACCCATTGCGGAGCTACGAGGATGATCAAGTATACCGTGCTACATTCGATTGCAACGTTCAAGGCGGCTTCGATACCCAAGCTTGTATACGGGCCGCTTCAAACGGTATCGGACTGGATACATTACCGTGGTTGCGAGGTTCCAGCCTTCGACGCTTACATGCGACTTCGGCAAGACAAGATCGTCATCGCCAACATCATTGCTCCAACTGAGCAGCGCGGTCGGATGAATGTGATCTGCGCTGCTTGCGAGGCGTTGTCGCCCATCGTCCAGTTCGAGAACGTGCTTAACCCTCACCTTGCGAATTATCTAGAGCGGCGGGGGTATGTGCGGGACGCGGACCCCGATCTTCCACATTTCTATATGGACATGCGGGGCAAGATCGTCTAAACTGTCGGCTCATTGAACGGAGAACACCCCCATGAGTGATTCGATCAAAGGGCTGTCGCATGTATTTCAGTCCAGCGCAAAGATTGGAATACATGCTTACCGGCTGCATCAAAAACATCGTATTGGCAAGCTGCTACGTCGAGAAGTTGTAAGACCGAATGGCGTTACGGTGTTCGAGTTTGCTCTACCACCGAGGGGGGATCGCGCACATGCCATTGCTTAGCGAGTTGTTGGCAACAGACACTCTTGTCACTGTCGATTTCACTGAGGTCGAGCAGCGGATGATGGCAAGATTAGAGATGCTCGATGGCCTGTCCAGTATAGGCGTCCGCGACCGGCGCGACCGTGAGTTAGTCAACGCCGTCGCGCAGCGGGTCACCGACTTCCTCGCCGCTGAAATTGGTTATGAAGAGGTCACGGAAAGAGTATACGAGGAATTGCTTCCAGAAAACGACGACGAAGAACATAAGAGGTTGTCAGATGGCCGTATACTTCTACAGGGAGATGCTTATCACCGGACAATGGTCCGCTCGTTCGCAGGATTCCTTCCCGATGACGATCAACTCTGATGGGAGAAAACGCAAGATCAAGGACGCTGTAACACTTCCCGTCGAACACGAGCACATGAGCCTCGGAGAACTAGAAAAACTCTATCCCGAAAGTTGAAATAATGGCAGACGAACGGACGACTTACTACAGTGGGATTACGATTCACCTCGTTACAGCGGGAACCAAGGTTGATGATGGGTTCATCGTTACGGATACTGTGATGGTGCGCAGAGAGCGGGAGGCTTGGTGCACACAAGCGTTGCTGGATACGCTCAAACATTTTCTTGATGTGGAAAAGACTGATGTGGTCGATCATGCGGCAACATAAGGGTTCAGGTATGGCCGTTATGACAGAAGGCATAGCCAAGCTGCCGATGCACAACGGATACCCTGTTCCGTTCATCGCTTACCGTGGACCCATGAACAGACCGGAATTTGCGATCAACGATAACCGGATGGTGATGCAGGCTATTCTTGGCGGTCTGTGTGCGATCTGCGGGGAGAAACTGAACAAGGATGCTTTCCTGCTTGGTGGTATTCGGTCTGCACTCGATCCGCGCGGCTGCTATCGTGATCCGCCGATGCACCAGAAATGTGCGGAATACGCATTGCGCGTTTGTCCGTGGCTGGCACTTCCATCATACATAGGTGTGAAGGAATCGGTGCGACAAAGGCAACTCGCCACTGGTGCGTTTGTTGATATGACTGTCGATCCCAGGAAACCGAGCACGTTCTTTATGGTCAAACCCGATGGTATGATCGTGTTCGACAACGAGGGGTCGCCACAGATACTACCCAACCGGCCTATGGTGTATGCCGAAGAATGGCGGGAAGGTGTTTGCCTGCGGACGTATACCGCGCAACAGTGCGCAACTGAACTGCGCTTTCGCGGGCTTGCCATGCTGAAAGAGGACAAATTGACTGTGGCGCAAATGCCCAAGATCATGCGGGATTCTTGGGCTGGCAAACTACGTGGCCGCACACCGAGGGTATTCTAGTGGGCATCCGTCGCAGGTCACCGGCAATGCCGACGCTATTGCTAAGCGAAAATGACCGCGCTGCGGCGCTTGCCCTTATCGCCAACGCCCCAGCCGGGTTTACACCGACCTTGGTCCTGCGCGCGGGGAAAACCATCAATATCATCACTCTGGAACAGGACTACGCTACGTTAACCCGCGTAATACAATCGATTGCAAGCGAAAGGGAACGTCATGCCAGACATACCGGAGGAAGCGGGTAAGTTACTTATTCGCGACATGCGTGAATTGCTGTCGCCGGATAAGCCTGCGACAGAGGACATGAGGAAGGCGGCGCTGCGGCGCGTTCTTTTATTTGAGGCGATGTATGTCGATGGCAAAGCTAAGGGATCAGATTCTCATACTTGATACGGTCGTAGGGCCGCTGTTGTGCACTGAATACGCTCCGGGCGGCGACGGCTACCTCTGTGTGCGAAACCCCTCAATCAACGGCTACGCAATCTTTGATCCTGTAGCCCTTACAGTCGAATATCGCAAGGTATCCATAGACGTTATATGTATCGTCTATAGCGGGCCTTGGCCTGAGGGTCTTAGTGCCCTCACCCCCCTGTCAACCATCTTTGAGACAATCAAACCAGAGAGAGGATACTACTATGGCTACCATGAATGACCTCATCGTTATCGTTGCGGCGAAGACCGGCATCCGCCGCGCCGATGTGCGGGAAATCATCGATGCAGCATTTGCTAACATCAGCACCATCATGGCAAACGATGATTCCGTGCTTATAACGGGCTTCGGCAAGTTCTCTGCCAAGGAAAGCGCGGCGCGCAAGGGCCGCAACCCGATGACCGGGGAACCCATCGACATTCCTGCCAAGAAGAAAATCAAGTTCACCCCGGCCAAAGTCCTCAAGGAAATGGTGTTGTAATGATCGACCGCTTTATTACGATGTTGGTGCGTGCAGAGGACGAGCGTGACTTGGCGTTCTGTTGTTCCTTCACGCACCCAGACTACGGTGTCCGGTCTGGCCTCTGGATACCCAAATCCAACATGAGCGGAGAAAGCTTGGAAGTAATCGAAACCGCCGCCCCCGGCGATATGATCGAAATAGACATCGCCAAATGGTGGATGGACAAACAAGTTTAAGGAGCTTCCGATGAATGTGAGAGATATAACCCTTGGCATCCTTCGTAGCGAAGGTGACAAATATACCAACGATCCGGCTGACCCCGGAGGACCGACAAAGGATGGCGTCACACTCGCCACGATGCGCGGGCTTGGCCTCGACCTCAACCACGATGGCACGATCAACGCCCTCGATGTGCAACTGATGACCCCTGACCTCGCCGCCCAAATTTTCGAAAAGAACTACTTCGTTGGGCCAAAGATCAACATGTTGCCGGATTCGCTGCAAGCGAACGTCTACGACATGAACGTGAACGCGGGGTCACAGTCGGTCAAGCTGCTACAGGAAATCGTGTCATACAGGATCGACGCGCCGCTGACCATCGACGGTGCCATTGGCCCGCATACCCTTGGTGCGACCTTCCGCGCCGTCGCGATGGACAGCTATCCGGGCGAGTTGAACGACGTTTACGTTCACGCAAGGCTAAAGTTCTACTACGGCCTCGTTGCCCGAAATCCGGCCATGCGCAAGTATGCAATTACGCCCAACGGGCAGCTTGGTGGCTGGATCATCCGGGCGCAGCAGTTCTTCTCCCCCAATGCCACACATATCTCCCCAATAGAGAACCGCTACTACCTTGACAATCCCGGCCAATTCGTCTAAACTTTCCATCAGGATCGGTTCTCCGTCGATCTTCTCATCTCAAGTTAGCCGGGTCGTTTCCTCGCCCGGCTAACACATTTAAGGGTCCATACCATGTCTCGGAAAATCATCGTCCGAGTGCCCGTCAAGAAACTTGCGCAAGCCAAGTTCACCGCACTCGTTGACGACCTTTACAATCGATTGCAGCAAACCGAGGAAGGCGCAGAAGCCGCCACGGTCATGCGCATTGCGGAGTGCGTAGGCGAAAAGCCGAACAAAGGCGCATACGAATTTGCTACCCGTATATCTACACGCGCCGATTGCCAAACCAGCACATTGCAGTTGAATAAAGCACACCCTACTTTTCGGGTCACAATGACTTACACGAATTATGACGTGGAGCCTGATTACGGATACCTGCGTCCCGTCACTATGCAGGTAAGCTGCGATGACATTTACTGGCGTGCTGTCCTCGGCTGCTATCTTCGGCTCTGCAAGCAAGTAGGCAAATTCATATGAGAAATATCAACGTAACCGGCACCACCTTTGCGGCTAGGCAATTGCGGCGCGAAGAACTCATAAAGAGGATGGCAGAACAGCTTGCTGTTGCGCCGGATAAGACTGCAAAATTTGTAGAGTGGATGACGAATAGCGGGTGGACACACGAAGATGTTGAATCCGTTCTTGTGAATATAGAGGCCAGCGATTCTGAAAAGTATGAACAGCCATTGCTTGTCGCTATAACCCATCACGAAAAAATCTTTGACTTCGCATTACACCGACAGTCAGTGTGGAGCGGCGGTGTAGACACTGCGGCAAACCCTAACCCAGCCATTCGGCACAAAGCCTACGTTGAGCTTTTCATGCGTAGGCAGTCTTATTCTGACCTTATACTCTTGCAACTTGCGCAGATGGTTGCAGTAACAAATGGCGATTACGATAGGCCGTCCAGCCAAATATCTAAATATTGGAAACAGGTATACGGTGCCCTCTTGCATATGGCATCACTTAACATGCGAAGTGATAGGGCAGACAAATTCTATCAGACTGCTGGAATTTGTAACCCGCGCACCGCCATTGACGTAGGGGTTGGGCTATTCCTTCGCCATTCCCGAGGGCTTACTCAAGAAAATATCGTCACTCTTGTTGAGCAGAACGTAAATCACGGATTTCTCGCTGACGAAAAGCCGCTTGTGTGCGATATGGGCACTATTAGGCTTAACTTTTTGCAAGAGGTGGATGACGCCTACCGAGTTGCAGTGATAACCACACTTCTTGCAATCGATTGCTACATTCATCAGTATCTCGTTGAAGGTGGTAACTTCACCGATTCTTATATTGCCGTAATTGCTATATTAGTTAACTTTGTGGAGGAACACATAGGTCGTGTATTACCAAAAGTGCCAACCAGTTCCAAATTTCTCGAACGGCAAGATTACCTTCTCAAAGACAAAGGAATCGTGATATGAACGGCGGCAGAAACTCGGTATTACAAGGTGTTCGCTTTGACGTTTACAACTACGTCGATATGAACCCCGGATGCACTCGCAAGGAAGTAGCCAAAGGCACCGGACTTACCATGTCGAGCTGCACGGCTCGCATCAAGGAATTGATAGACGAAGGTTATCTTTACGAACCTATCGGCGAAAAGAAACTTTCATCCAGCGGCATCAACGTGCGGACGCTTATAGTTACGGATAGGTCACAGGCTGATAAAGCAGATGAGCGTCCATTACGGGTTTCGGTAACGGTATCGCTCACGCGGGATGCTAATGGTGTTCTTGGGGCGGTCGCCGAGCTTGCCGATCCACAGAGGCAAACAGGCAAGGCCACCATCATCAGTTCCAAGAAAATTAGTGTTGTAGCTCCACCATCTACACCCCGAAGTGCTTATAAACAAAGGGTAAAAGTGACCGAAGTTCGGAAGATTGATTTGCAACACGACAGCAGCTTGATTATCGAAGGAGATTATACTACCATAGATAAGTAATTCAACACGCTCAGCCAGAGGTAGCCCATGTCAATCCCAAATCCCGGCAAGCACAACCACTCGGTAGGCATCATCGGAGTTCGGGATTTCCGTGGAAGTGTCTACAAGAACGAAGCCTATGTCATCAAGGTTTTGATGAACCACCTTGTAAGACACAATCTATCGATGCGAGACATTGCCATCTTCACCGGAGGGGGCAAAGGCGTCGAGGAAATCATCGTCAAATGGGCGGAGAGTAACGGGATTCCAGTGACGAAAATATCACCGAGAATCCGTGAGCTTGGCCCCGAAAGTGCATTCAAAGCTCGCAACGGTCAGATTGTCGCGTCGGCAACTCATATCGTCGTGTTCTGGGATGGCTACGCGGGCACTATCCCAGATTCCATCGGGCTTGCCATGCACATGAACAAGGTGGCGACCATCTATCCACTCTCAGCGGAGTAATCCCCCATGTCAGACCAAAAATGGCAGCATCGCCAGATAGCTGCGCCACGCCTTCGTGTTCTTGTAGACCCCGTTTACGTGCAGGTTGCAAACCTCGGTTCATCTTCTACCTACAATAAGTATGTTTCGATGGTCCGCGAACTAGTAAAGCGCGGCCATTTCGTTTACTGGATGCTACCGGACGTTGAGTATCAGGCCAACGAAATCGAGAACCATCCGAACGTTGGGATCATCCGCACCAGCTATATTCAGGACCAGTTCATTGTTGATGGTCTTATTACAGACGACTTCTTCAACATGTTCAACCGGATCGCGGGCAAATACCATATTGATGTTATCTGCACCGCCCGCACCGGCGCGGCTTCCATGCAGAAACGTGTGCTTGAAAGCCCACGGTTTCATGACCAAGGGACCGACTACACCGACAAGCACTACGGCCTGCCAATGGTACTTATCGAGGAGTTCCCACAGACACCGAAACGGTCGCACGTAGGCGACGCCTATTGGCTTAATCAGTGCCAAGGCTACCTTACAAGCGATTGCAGCGTTTTCATCTCTGACCATAACCGTTCCGAAGTGGTCGAAGGGATGCAGGGAATTTATACCCAGAGCACGATCCGCAAATGGCTTGATAAGACGATAATCGTTCCATCCGGTATCGAGATTTCCCAACTCGATGCCATCTACGATGCGGATCGATGGAAGCTTGAAACAGGCTTCAAGGTCATCTCAGTCGGTCGTATCATGGGCGTCAGCTATAGGGAACATCTTGCATGGTTCGAGTATCTGTATAAATCCGGCGTCGATGCGCAGCTTATTGTTTCGCTTTCTGGATCGCTTGGGGGGCCTATGAAAAAGGCACTCGGAAAAGTAGGCGTGAACTTCGACGCCAACAGCCCGCAGTATCGCCTTATCGAAAATAACCCGCGCTTGAACTTCTTGAAGCTGCTGCGGACAATGCACGCAGGTATCGCCCCCATGTCGCACCTTGACTGCCCGGTTGGTTTGTCCGAGGCAATTTACATGGGCGTTCCGATCATCATGCCGGAAGCGGACTACCAACAGACCTTCTTCCCTGACTACCCGTTCGTTGTTAAGCGTAGCGATAAGCCACAACTGATCGCTCACCTTGCATCCATCAAGGACGATCCGCAATGGGCGCGGGATCAGATTGCCCCGTGGCGCGAAAGGATCAGGGAAACTTTCAACGCGCCGATCAACATGATCATCTTGTGCGACAAGATCGAAGCCGTAGCGCGGGAACCTCTTTCGCGCTTCAAAACTTCCGGGGCTATTCTTGGCTTCTTGTCCGAACTGAAAGGCGAGCGGTATACGTTTGGTGATATTGTCGAGTATCTGCGCGAATGCGGTAATATGGGCATCTCCATCGGCGACCTAGGCATACGTTCTACGTGGACATACGGCAGGGGAACTATCCACCATGCGATGCGCTATGTAGGATACATCGATGTTTGCACCGGCCCCGACGAAGTGTTCGTTCGGCGCGACGTGTTCGACAACATGAAGTCGGTAACCAAACGAAAAGTTCTTCTAAAGAAAAAGGTGTAAAATGTCCTACAATGACTATATGCCAGAGTCACGCAAGCCTGTTGCATTGCTGAATCCGGTCGATGCAATGCAATACACGGGGGCCAATGACCAGAAGCTTGTGGAGTGGGCTACCGGCAAGAAGATACAGCCCTACACTCTGCCAAGAGGGTTTCGGCAACATCGAAAAGGTGACAAGCCGCCATTCACCTACGGTCTCGCCGCGCCCGCTGCATTCGGGGAGGTTTACCTTTACCCCGGAGACTGGTATTGTCGTTGTCAATCGAACACGTTCACGCGCCTTAGCAACGAGCAATTGGCGCGGCTCTACCCCGATCTGTATCAACGCCTCACCAAAAACAGGACATAACCCATGCCCATCCGTAAGCGCGCTGCCATTACGCCCGCCCCCGTGCAGGAGGCAACAGATGACAAAACGAAGCCGAATATTGTCTACATTTCGGTTGATAGGTTGATCCCCGACGAGGACAACCCCAACGTCATGTCGGAAACAGTGTTTGACGCGCTTGTGGAAGAAATCCGCGAGCAAGGGTTCGATGAACCGATCCTCGCTCGCGAAGCCCCCGGCAAGAAAGGCTGGTATGAAATCGGTTCCGGGCACCACCGCTTGAAAGCGGCGAAGGTTCTCGGATACCACGAGGTTCCGGTTATCCTAAAGAACTGGACCGACCGTGAAAAGAAGCTCGCGTTGACCAAGCGGAACGTTCTTCGCGGCGACGTGACCGACAAGGCAAAACTGGTCAAGCTGTATAGTCAGCTTGTAAAAGGCAGTGACCCCAAGACGGTGCAGCGCGAGATGGGCTTCCATGACTCCAAACGTTTCGAGGTTTTGATCGAATCGGCAAAGGCCAACATGACGCCCGCGCAGCGCAAGAAGTTGGACGAGGCGAAGGAAACGATCAAGTCGGTTGACGACCTGTCATCTGTGCTGAACCGCATCTTCAAGGAAAGCGGAAGTCAGCTCGACCGTGGATACATGGTGTTCTCGTTCGGCGGTAAAGAGCACCACTATTTCCAGATTGATGAAGCGACCAATGTGAAGCTGAAAGAAGTGATCAAGATGGCGGACGCGGCAGACGTTCCATACACCAAGATCATGGAAGCGATGGTCGCCGCCGCCGACTTGCAATCGATTGTAGCGTCGGCAAATGCGAAGAAACCCGCCGCCCCTACCGTCACCGCGAAGAAACGCACGGTAAGCCGTAGCAAGACGAAGTAACAGACATGGCAAAGAAAATCCTTCGGCGTATCAAGATAGCGGGACAGCAGCAAGAGACGGCATCTGAACGTGAAGCTCGGACAGCCGTCCGCTTCATCAATGAGAACCCGTTCTATCCGATTATCATCAAGGCGATACGTCAAGGCCAGCCTAACAGCAAGATAGCGGAGTTTTGCATTCAACGAGGCTACGCAAACGTCAACCAGAAGACACTAGTGGCCTATCTGCAATACTTCCGCGCCAAGAATCCAGCGCAGTGCCGCCCACAAGAGCACCAAGATGACGAAATGCCCGGCTTCGATCACTTGTTTGATGGCAACGGCATCGTCATGGACGAGGAAACAGAACTACTTCGTCTCGTTGCGTTGCAGAAGGCCCGCATCGGCATCAACTTCAACAACGAACGTCAAGTAGGGGCGTTGCTGGCGACCGGCGGAAAGGAAGTCGAACAGTTGCGTGAACTATTGATCGCCCTCGCCAAGCTGCGCGGACGCATGAATGGAGCAATGGACGTGAACCTGCACGGCTACAGCGAAAGTGTCAAGGAAGACCTTCGCGGGATCAAGCAGGATGAACAACAGCGTAACACCCTCGCCATGCTAGTGAGCAATCTCGTAGAGGTCCACGGTGGTTAGCAAACTTGTCAAGCCATCGCGCAAAATTATCGTCCGAAAAAAGCCTAAGCTTATTCGGGCGGCTTCCATACCCGACGAAGACCTTACGCGGGAAATTGCGCTTCGGGATACGCTACAAGCGATTGCAAGCGAGGTAAATTCGCTACCCGATAAACTACTACGGGATCAATTCCAATTCGCACTCACCGAGGTCGCCAAGGACGGCGACCTTGAGCATATATTGGAGCTTACCCGTTATCGTCGCGGTGTCGTTCCGCTTGACGAGTTCCTTTTCGGTGACACCTACTTTGGTCTTGATGAGCGCGAAATCTATCCCGGCGTAATTGAAGCCTTGCGTGAAATCGATACAGAGAAATATGTCGAAGCCATCCTGAAAGGTGCCATCGGCGGCGGTAAGACTACCATCGCTAACCTTGGCATGGCTCGACAGATTTACAAGCTGTCATGTATGCGGAATCCGCAACAGACCTTCGGCATTCAACAGCATTCCTCCATCGTGTTCACCATTCAGTCTGTGCGTCTTTCTACTGCAAAGAATGCGGTGTTCGAAGAATTTGGCAAGTTCTTGAACTCAAGCCCGTTCTTTCGCGAGATTTTCCCTTATGATCACCGCATCACATCAAAGATGCTGTTCCATGAGCACAATATCACCATCATGCCCGTATCATCGGCGGATACTGGCGCTATCTCCATGAACGTGATCGGTGGCCTGCTTGACGAAGTAAACTTCATGCAGAAAGTGATTAAGTCTAAGAACAGCAGCGCGGATGAAAAGGGCGAGTATGACCAAGCCAAGGCACTATACCTCACATTGTCGAAACGCCGCCGCTCACGCTTCATGCACAAAGGTAAGTTGCCCGGCACACTGTTCCTTGTGTCATCGTCCCGCTACCCCGACGACTTCACAGAAGAAAAGGCTAAGGAAGCTGCCATGTATGGTGGCGACGATCCAGAGATTTACGTGTTCTCTCGATCCCTCTGGGATTCGAAGGGGCGGGACAAGTATATGGACAAATCGTTCCGAGTGTTAGTCGGCGATGAACGGATGCGGTCGCGCATACTGCATGACAATGAAGTCATCCCTGCGTCCATGTTGGAAAGCAGCACGGTTATTTCGGTGCCAGAAGATTTCCGCAGCGAATTTGAGAAGGACATTGATGGTTGCGTTCGAGACTTCGCGGGCATCACTACCCTAGCTACTCACCCGTTCATCCAAAACCGTGAAAGCCTATTCTCGTGTATGACGTTGGCAGACCAGTATGGCTATCAGTCTGTCATTGACAATGAGTATATCGACCTTGAAATATCGATTCCTACAATCGATGATAGCAGGGTGCGTCGTGACATTAAGACGATGCGTGTATGCCACGTTGACCTTGCCGTTACCAGAGACAGCGCGGGCATAGCTATCGGCCACATTGCAGGTATGAGGACTATTGAGCGTAAGCATCCCGACAGCGGCATAAGCACGGTAGAAGTTTTGCCTGTCATTGGCTACGACTTGATTCTCCGTGTGCTGCCGCCGCGTGACGGTGAAATCGAGTTTAGCAAAATACGTGAAATCATTTATCGGCTGCGGGATGAACACCAACTGCCAATCAAGGTGGTAACGACAGATGGCTTTCAGTCGGTAGATTTCCGGCAGACACTCGCCGCTAAAGGTTTTGCTACGGAATATCTGTCCCTTGACAGGACGACGCAACCTTACAAGACGTTTCGCGATGCACTGTATGAAGAACGAGTTATGCTTCTGCGGAACCAGCACTTGATTAAGGAACTGACCGAACTTGAGTATGTTCGGAACGGATCAAAGGAAAAGATCGACCACAAGCCGCGCGGCTCGAAGGATATTGCCGATGCCGTGTGTGGCGTAGCCTCTTACCTGCTTACGCGCCGCGCTACGTGGACCACTCAACCGAAATACAAGGGTGATCGTGGGCTTATGCTACACGGTAACAGAACTAGTATTGGCAATGTGAAACTAGAAAATCTAACTGCCGATGACTTGGACTACCTAATACGTCGCCGGGGTCGTCGTAGCGTATCTGAACGTAAATCTGTCTCACGACTGCCAGTAAGACGCGCTTAAACGCCTTGACTGCGTAGGGTAAATCGGGTAATCTAGCCCTAACAGCCAACGGGTCCAGCCTTGCCAATCAAACGTAGAATTATCGTCGTTAAGAAGCGACCGAAGCCGGTCGATCCTATCGTTCGTATGGGGAAGATTCTTGAAGCCGGAAAAGGTTCGCAAGAAAACGCCGAGGAATACTTCGATCTGTTTCATGCGAACATGCTCGCGCGCTTGCAATCGATTGTAGCGAAAGCAGAGTCCAAGCATTCGTGGGAGTTCATGGACGGATGCTTCAAGCAGGCCACAGAACTCTATGTTTTAGCCTCGATCCTCTACGAGAAATACCCGGCTTACGTCATCATGTCGGACGGCGCTTTCGATGGCCTAGCCAAGTTTCTTCGGGACAACTTCAAGAAACTCGATCCAGAGTTTTGCCACTGGTATACCGTAACCGCGATTGACCTCGCGGCAGGCACGGGGCACCACGTTACAGAGCGCCCCAACATCACGTCCATGCTTAAACTCGTTGTCGGAGAGGACTATGGTCAGCATACCCCCAAAGTATCAAGGAAGCTTATCCGCAGAAAGCGTCCAAGCGCGAAAACTGCTGGAAGAAGAATGCGCATTGTGCGAAGTCCGCGCGGATGAAGCGACGGGCATTCGTGCAATAAAGCTTGGTGAACGGGTAATATACCTGCAACAACGTCTTGACTGGCACGGGGCAAATCCAAAATCCTTGCCGAAGTCAGAACTGCTAGCGCATATCCGCAGACCTAGCGGCGACAACGTTGTCGTCAACCAGTCGCGGGCGCGGATCAGGAATCGTGCTACGGCTATCCGGGCTTACTGCATGGATTGCCAAGGCGAAATGATTGGGGTCAGGGAGTGCAACAGCATCACCTGCCCTCTGCACCCATTCCGCATGGGCAAAGACCCGCTTCGTGGGTTCGAGCTACCGAAGGTCGAAATCGTTTTCGAAACGGACGAGGACGATGCGTTGTTCGATGACGGCGGCGACGGCGATGATGCGGATACGGAGGAATAAGCATGGCAATTAAAAGACGAAGCGAAATCGGAGCATACGTCCCCACCGAGGAACGCAAACCACTTGTCATCGTCGCGGCGGATAAGAAGCCTCTGCCCGAAGAAAGCCTTATCGAAGCGGTTTACGGTGACAACCCCGATGCAACTAGTATTCGCCGAACGATACTTGTCGCGGAAGCGTGCGGGGACAAGAGCATCGACAGCGCGCTTACTGCAAAGGATCGCGTTATCGCAATGCGGACGCCATACGACAAGAACAACCCTACCGAACTTCGCTACAGGGTGCGCGTGCGCAATCGCGGCACTGCTATCACCGCCATGTGCATCGTATGCACCGGCTCGCGCAAACTTGTGGCTGAATGCCTAGCCACCGACTGCCCACTATGGGCCTTTCGCCTCGGGAACGATCCCTTCTTTGGTCGTAAAAAATAAGGAGCATACTATGGATGATACGCCACTTCAAAGCGGCACTTGGGTCGTGCAATCGATTGCAGCGAACCCGTTCTGGTCTTGGTATGCCATTTTTCTTGTTGAACTTCGTGACGTTCCGGGTGTGCCACCGGCCCCCGTCTACTTCAAAGGCGATACACACGAAATGACCGTGTGGGCGCTGGACCCCAAATTCAACAGCAATTACACACAGGGCGCCATCAATGACACAGCCGTTGCCGTAACCACTCTGCGCGGACGCCTGTTGGAGCCGCTGAATCACGGTTACCAGTGGAACGCCGGGGATTTCGAGTCAGCCAATGCCCGCTGCCAGATGTTGTTCGAGGAAATCCGCGATGGACTTCTCAACCCCGATCCTGATGCACGGCTGATCTGGGATAACCGCTTCGCCGATTGGCATTCGCTAAGGAAGTAATGATGGCAATTGTAAGACGCCTAAACGACAGTGAGCGGCTTAACAAAATGTTCGGCCAGCATTGGACAATGCTGCTACAGCATAGTCTGATCGGGGGTATGGTGCGTTACGCTGGCTTCGACGCCTCTCCTGCAAACCTCATGCAACTTGCCTATAAGATGCACGAGCCGCGTTGGATCAAAACGATGACGATTCAAGAGAAGGTATTCTTCTACTTCTTCAACACGCTACTAGCCAAGACCTATGACGGTCAGATGTTAATTTCGCGTCCGACCTACGAACAGTTGCAGAGCCATATCTTCGCACAGACTACCGAAGAAAAGATTATGAACGCGGGCCTACAATACTCGCAGCCGTTCCTGTGGGGTATTAAGCCGTTCCTCAAGGAACACGTGAACAAGCCATACATACTGCGTATACCACCACCACCACCCGCCCCAAAGAAGCTAGTTATCAAGAAGAAACGCAGGTTCATCCTCAAGAAATAGCCTGCAATCGATTGTAGCTTGTGCCAAAAAAAGTTGTGGAGTATAGTTGCTGCTAATCCAAAAGGAGTTAGCAGATATGGCGCGCAGGCTTGTCCGCAAAATCAATACGCCTTCCACTACCAAAGCGGCGGCAAACAGCAAGAAAAGCGGCACGGGGATTGTTGAAGGCGGAATCCCCGGCCAGTCCGAGGTGGGCTATACTTCCGCCCTTTCCGGCCTCACCAGCATGGAAAACATGAAGAAAGGCATCTACGGCCTTTTCCATGATGACTTCAACCTTCTCGGTTACGACAACGTTGACGGCAACTCGCTAGGTATCGACGTGTTCCGGTCCAATGCCATGCGGATCGTTGTTCCACTGTTCCCTTACCGTGACCTGATCAAGATTTACAACGCTTCGACCATTCTGCGCCAATGTGTCGATTCCTATGTGACCAACATCGAGAGCTACGGCCTGCGTCTCGAATACTGCGGGCCGGATGGACAAGAGATGGGCCGCGCGGCACAGAACGAACGCCAGCGCATCATGCGGCTACTCGGAACCATCACGACAGATGGCCGCACCCTGCGAAAACACCGTGAGGAAAGCCGCATCGACAAGGAAGTGCTCGGCGCACGTTGCTTTGAAGTAATCGAGGATGCGGCTGGCCGTGTAGTCAGCTTCGAGCACGTTCCCATGATCACGATGCGGATGACCATGAAGGACCGCGAAGCGACCGAGGTAACCATGTTCGACCCGGTGCTTCGTCAAAAGGTGACGTTCACCCGGCGTTTCCGTCGCTTCATACAGATCGATGAATACGGGCGGCGCACATGGTTCAAGGAATTTGGCGACCCTCGCATCATTGATCCCACCAGCGGAGTAGTCAACGAAGACCTGACCATTGAGGAAGAAGCCACGTCCATTTTCTACGATGGACACTACTCTCCCGGCATTCCGGTTGGCGTTCCACGCTGGGCGGGCGCAATCCCGGCCCTTCTCGGTGCGCGGGAAGCAGAAATGGTCAACCTTGGCTTCTTCCGCGACAACGCAATCCCGGCAATGGCCGTGCTCGTCTCCGGGGGCGCGCTTACCGAAGAAAGCTACGACAAGATTGAGCAATATATCCTTGGCGTGCGCGGGCAAGCCTCCATGAACAGGATCGTGGTGCTCGAAGCGACTTCCGAGGGTGCCGATGCCGCTGCAATCGATGGATCACTGCCAGCCCCCAAGGTTGACATTAAGCCGATGCTGTCTGAACGCCAACATGAGGGACTGTTTCAAAACTATGTCGGCGATGCAGAACGCAAGGGCCGGTCATCCTTCCGACTTCCGCCGATCTACATTGGCAGCGCATCCGAGTATAACCGCGCATCGGCCTTCGCATCAATGCTGACCGCTGACCAGCAGATTTTCATTCCCGAACGTATTGCATGGGATGAAATGTTCGATCAGCTTGTGTTGGCAAGCCACAACTTCCGCTTCTGGCGTTTGCGGTCGGCAGGCCCCGGCCTGTCGGACCCTGCCGAAGTCTCCCGCCTTGTTGCCACCCTTGGCGCGGAAGGGGCCATTACCCCGAACATCGCTATCAAGATTGCCAACCGTTATCTTGACGCGGACATTCAGCCCATCGAGGAAGAATGGGGCGACGTGCCGTTCCAAAGCAGTATGACGGCAATCATGGCGGGCGGTCAAGTCCCCGGCCTTACCGATATTGTGCAGCAACTAACCGATGTGATGCCGCAAGAGACAGAGGTCACGCCTCCCGGCTCGGAAGAAGATGGTGTTTCCCCGGTTACGAAAATGTTGCGTAGACTGAGCGAAGCCGCTATGCTAAAGATGGCTGAACAGATTGAAGCAAAGCGGCTGCAATCGATTGCAAGTGATTCGGAGGTCATCGATGGTTAAGACAATTCGCGAATTGCTGCGTCACGCCCCCAGCATTGTCAAGGCTACCGCGCATTACAAGATCGAAAAGGTTCTGCGGGATGAACAGATCGTTCTTGGTGAGGTCTATGCCCCCGATGTGATAGACGCCCACGGTCACTTCATGACTGCGAGTGAACTGCGCAAGACGGCGCACCGCTTCATGGCCGATGGGCTTCTCACCAGTATCGATGTGCAGCACGACAACGAACTCGTGGATGCGGTCATCGTTGAAAGCTTCATCGCCCGCAAAGGTGATCCCGATTTCCGCGAAGGTTCATGGGTTGCGGCGACCAAGATCAACGACAAAGACGTATGGAAACAGGTCAAGGACGGGAAGCTCAACGGATACAGCTTCGAGATTATGACCTACCGGGAAAAGGCCGATGTTACCATTGAATACGCTTCGTGGTATTATGGCTTTACGGAACCTGATTCCTATGATAAACATGTTCATCCATTTCTAGTCCGTATGGACAACAACGGTGAAATTCAGTGGGGCAAGACCGGCCTCGGCTCTGATGGTTCCCCGGCTCATACCATCTCAAAGACAAGTGTCACCGATCCGGTCGCGGGTAAAACGCACCGCTACAACATGAGATGAGCGATGAAAGCTGTAATCAAGCACACGAAGCGTAATGCGAGTATCCTGCACGGAGCGCAGACCAGCTACGTTTCTCTCGTGGATCGCGGGGCAAACGAAACCCCCTTCAAGCAAGTGAAATCAACAAAGGGACTAAAAGACATGGCGATCAAGAAACGTTCCGCCCCCGGCGCGGCGGTGACCGAGGCGAAGGCCCACAAGGTCGTCGCCACTGGCAAGAAAGCCGATTTTGTTCAGAAGACCGAGACGGTCATGGCAAAGATGCTGTTCGATGGCGAGCACTTCCCCGACCAGTCGGACGTGCTTGATTATCTTGCAGAAGCCGAATGGGATTCGGCGGACGTGGAAATCGTGCAGAACGCGGACGGCGACTGGATCGCCCGTGCGAAGGGCACCACCGACGAATCGTTCGAGATGGTTTCGAAGGTCGCCACGGATGAGGAGGGCGTGCAAGCCTTCGTCGGCAAGCGTGTTGTCAGTGACGCCGCGCCGGAAGACGACACCGAGGAAGCTGCTGATGCCGAAGAAGAAGACGCGCCTGCCACCGAAACCAAGGACGACATGACCGACGCCAACCTGAACCAAGACGGCGGCGCGGCTGCTGCGGGCGAGGGAACCGTTTCTGGCAAGAAGAAGCCCACGGCGACCAGTGAGGGCATCGAGACGCCGCGTTCCTCGCAGGGCGCTTCGGCTGCGGCCCCGTCCAAGAAGTCGGAGTTTCTTGCCAAGCGCAAGCAAGAAAAGGGTGTGCAGACCAAGCTCCGCAAGTTCTCGCAATGGGCTGCGGCCTATACCGACGACAATACCTTGGCCGGTGCCATCGAAGACGGCATGGAATACGATGCGACCCCACCCGGCTTCGGTGACGTGCAGGCTGCATTCAGCGGGGCAATCACGTCCATCCTCGGCGATGACTTCACCGGCGATGTTCGCACCGCGCTTAGCAAGGCAGCGGCTGACTTTGCACAGATCGTCGGCGATCTGAACCAAATGTTCGAGGACTTCATCGGCATGGGCACCGAAGAACTCTCGAAAGAGTATTCGGCGGATGAAATCGAGAAGCTCAACAAGTGGGCCGAATCGAATGCCGACTACATCACCGAACAGGCTTCCGTTGCGAAGCCGACGAAGAAGAAAGCTGCGGCGGTCGTGACCGCCTCGGCCCAACCCGATCCGGCGGCGTTCGCTGACCTGATCACCAAGGCCCTTGATCCGCTCGCCAAGCGTGTCGAAGCGGTCGCGGGAACCGTCGAGGCAATGGCCTCGCGGCGACCCACCAAGAAAGCGATTGCGTCGGAAGGGGATTCCGAAGCTGTCTTGGAAACCATGAAGAAAGCTGCACCGGTTGACCCCGATAGCAGATCGTGGATGAAGAACAAGCAGACCAAGAACCTGTTCTGACCGGCACCAACGACCAACGTCAAGCAAAAGGACCAAAGAACATGAAACTGAAAGAAATGCTCGCAAAGGCCGACATGGCGCTGTCGGACCTTACCACGGCGGGCCTGATGCTGCCCGAACAGCAGAACAACTTCATCCGCATTCTGGCGCAGGACACGGCCTTCTTGGACGACATTCGCATGATCAACATGCAGCGTCCGAAAATGATCGTGAACAAACTGGACCTTGCGACCCGTGCGCTGCGCATTGCGAACCAAGGCACCATCTCGACGCCGGAACAAGGCGAGACCGGCACCCGTGCGCTTGTGCGCGCCGACCGCGTGAAGGTCACCACGTCGAAAGTTGAACTGAACACCTTCGAAGTCATCGCCGAAGTCAACCTGCCCTACGAAGTGCTGGAAGACAACATCGAAGGGGGCCAGATCGACGCCAGCCAGTTCCAGCAGACCGTGCTGGCGAAGCTGGCCGAACGCATCCGCATCGACATTGAAGATGGGATGCTGAACGGGGATACCGGATCGGGCGACTCCTTCCTTGCCGAACGTGATGGCGTGCTGAAACAGGCCGTTTCGAATATCGTCAACAACGGCGGTGCCGTGCTGGACGCGGTTACCTTCAACGAGATGATCCAGACGCTGCCCGACCGCTTCAAACGCATCCTGAACCGTATGAAGCTTTACACGTCGCACAATACCCGGCTGCAATACATGCTGCAAGTCGCGCAGCGCCAGACCGGCCTTGGCGATTCGGTGCTGATCGGCGGCAACGGCACGCAGTTTGCTCCTTTCGGCGTTCCGCTGATCGGCGCGGCCTCCATGCCCACCAACGTCGCCCTGATGATGGACCCGCAGAACCTTCTGTTCGGCGTCCAGCGCAACATGCGGATGGAATTTGACAAGGACACCCGTGAGCGTGTGCTGATCATCGTCTTCACGATGCGCTACGACTTCCAGCTTGAACAGGAAAACATGGTCGTCAAGGCCATCAACATCGGCTGATCCGCCGACCTGCGGGAGTAACAGTGATTAAGGCTCTGGCGTCACGCACCAATCATGTCAGAGCCCTAAACCTGAAAGGCAAATCGTATCATGGCAACCCGACTTGTTAATACTGCGACCCTCACGCGGGGGAATGTCTACAGTCTGCGTCATCCGAAGAAGATCGGCGAGTGCATTCGTTTCGAAAACGGCAAGCCGATGATCGTGGAAGATGAAGCTGTCTTGAACGTCCTCGAAGGTTTGATGGACCTGATCGAAGATCGCGACGGCGAAGTCTTCGAGAAACCGATCTTCTCCGTCAAGCGCAAGGTTCCGGCCCCGGAAGAAGAAACCCAATCCGGCGCGGTTGTTCGCCGTCCGACCGGCATCAAACGGCGTCCTTTGCGGCGCGCGGGCTAAGGGTGGGGGGCTTCGGCCCCCCTCTTACAATCGATTGCAGCGGGGAATGTCATGCCGGTAAACAAGTTCTGCACCATCCAAGACGTTAAGAGCCGGATGGACCTGTCGATCAGCTATACCGGGCGGGACGATATGTTCACCGACGCGATTATGGACGCAACGGCCCTGATCCGCGCGTATACCCGCAGGAACTACGATTATGCAGCTTACACGCAGTATGCGTCCGTCTCGCGCACAGACGTTGTGCTGTCCATCGGGCGGCAAGTGAACAAGATTACGCTGGACGAGCGGCCAATCGACCCCGCAAAAATGCCCATCGTCACATATAGTCAATTCGGCGATTGGGCGAACGCAATTCCGCTTCTTACGAGCTATTATCAGGTTGACTATGCGCGCAACCAGATCGTGCTATACCCCGGTGATACGTTCTTCACCGAGCGGAGTTTGAAGATCGACTATTACGCCGGTTACCTGCCCGATGCTACGGATACTGACCTCCTTCTTGTTTCGCGGAACATCAAGGCAGCATGTGCCGTGCAGGCAGCATTCAGCATCAAGAGGCAAGTGAACCAATCGGCAGGCGAGGACCAAGCGCGCTCCGGTCGGAACAACCTAGTCAAGTATCACGTCAATGCGAGTGGCCTTATCCCCGAATCCGCAGCCCTTCTGCGGGGAGAAGTGCGCCTACTTGGGATGCGGTAATGGCACCTAGCAACACTCAGGTATTCATTGTTCCCCTTGGTCCGGTCATCGCAGAGATGTTCGGACCTGTCCGTTCGTGGATAACGTATAGCGGACAGGCTGAATCCCGAATGTCGGCTCTTGTGCGCGATGCGCTAAAGCAGGCACTTGTCGATATGGTTGTCGCGGCTTATGCCGATGGTTCAGCGCCCTACCGCACCGGGCAGATGCAGAAAGCACTTATTTCCGGCGCGCGGGCATTCGGTTCTAACTTCAATGACATTCGCGCTTACATATATGGCCCGGTATCGGCCAAGGCACACAACGTAGGGTCAACTATCTTCCCGAGCGAGGCGGCGGCGCTGACCATACCCCTACCGGCTGCATTGCGTGCGGATGGCACACCGAAGCTTGGTGGTCCGAATAGCTGGCGTAACGTTGGCACTTTCATCTTTCGCTCGAAGAAAACGGGTAAGTCATACATTGCCTACAAGAGCGCGGCTGGCGATCTGATACTGCTTTATATGTTTGTTGATAAGGTGCAGCTACGGAAATACAAGGGGTTCCTTGATCGTGCATGGGAAGGCCAAAAGGGCAAGCTCGGTGCAGAAATCGGAGCTATCCTTATGACTGAGATGGCAACAATCGACTTGGCCGCTATAGCAAGGATCGCGAAATGACACAGATTACTTCGGATCATGGCCTCACGATTCGCCAGCAAGTTCACGCGGCTATGGTCACCAAACTGCAAGCGATGCAGGACCATAGCACCGATGTTTGGCAGAAAGTATACGATTCGGACATATCCGATGTGGACAATACGCCCACCCCCTGCGTCGGAATTGACTATGGGCAGGAAAAGAAAATAGCCAAGATCGGCATGGTCAGCACCTACGAACTTCCGGTGATGTTTCCGTTTCGCTTCACCAGAAACATAAGTATTGATGTGCATGATGTTTACGGCTATTATTTGGGCCTGCTACAGTATGCGCTCTTGGGCGATCATAACATTGGGGGTTTGACCCTAAATGTCGAAGAAGACAGCAATACGACAACCATTGTGGGTTTCAAGGAAATCTACCCCGGTGGCGTCCTCTCGACTCTCATCACATACAGAACACGGCTCAACAACCCCTATGCCAGAATTGGCGCCCCTTGATGAGAAACCGAAAGGACAAATGACATGGCTGTTAAACCCAACATTCTCACGGAACGCACGCTCATCCTGTTCAAGCCGCAGACGGCTCGCGGGACGCCCGCCACGCCCGACAAGCTCAACGATGCCATGTTGGTGTCCGGTTTGTCCTTGGCGCTGAATCCGACGAAGCTGGAACGCAAAGTCTTCCGGCCCTCGTTCTCGCCCATTCCGAGCGGCGTCGGTCGCAAGCTGATGAAGGCCACGTTTTCCCACGAAATCAAGTCGTCGGGCGATGTTGGTATCACCCGTCCGAAGGTCGGGACGCTTATGCGCTGCTGCGGCTGGAAAGAAACGCTTGTCACGACCGGCGCGGCTTCGCAGATCGGGGAAATCGTCAACAACGGCCTCGTGGTCGGTCCTGCTGTGGCATGGGGCAAGACCGCCGCGCCGACTTCCAAGTTCGGCTCGTATCGCGTGACCTGCGTGCTTGGTGGTGCAAGTGCCACGGCCAAGCTGGCTGTTTCGCGTTGGGGCAGCGGAGAACTCGATACGACCGTGCTTCCGAACACTCGGAACGAGGCGGCGTCCAACGATTCGGCGCTGACCACGCTTACGCTGAACGCTTCGAACCCGACTTCGCTCGTCTTCACTGTCGGTGGCACGTTGACGGCGGGCAATACGTTGTATGCTGTCGTCGGCGGCGTCGTGTTCCCTTACACCGTGCAGGCAGGCGATGCGACCACGGCTGCGGTCGCAACCGCGATTGCGGCACTGATCGATGCTGATACCCGGCTCGTTGCCACGGTTGTTGGCAGTGCCATCACCGTGACTTTCGCCACGGCGGCGGTGACCGTTACTTCCGCGACGACTCCGGTCCCGCTTGGCAGCAGCGGTGCCACCATCACCCCGACTTGGACGGGCAACCTCGTTGCTGGTCAGGAATGGATCGTGCAACTTTACGAAACAGGCTACATGTATCAACCCATGTCGGACAACGTGACGATGCTCGTAGGCACGCTTTGGGCCTATCAGGATGGACAACTGTCCAAGATCACCGACTGCACGGGCACCGTGACCTTCACCGGCACGGCGGGGAACTACAGTGAAGCCAAGTTCGAGTTCACCGGCAATTACGCCGATCCGGTGGAGGAACCAATCCCGCTTGATGCAACCTTCGAACCCACTGTTCCGTCGCAGTTGGAATTGGCCCAAATGTCCATCTCGGGTGACAACGACTTCTGCGCACAGGCGTTTACGATCACGCTTGCGAACACCATCAACCCGAAAGAGTGCATGAACAAGGCCGATGGTTATGACGGTTCGATCATCTCGGGCCGCGCGCCGACCGCCCAACTTGACCCCGAAGCGACCTACGAGATTTACACCGGCATGTGGAAAAACTTTTCCAAGTCGGTGCAATTCCCGATAGCGGTCCGCGTCGGCACCGATGTTGGCAATACCGTCCGGTTTTATGCCGACCGCTGCAACTACACGGGCCTGACCTACGGCGACCGCAACGGCCTCGCCACGCTGCAAGCGAACTTCCAACTGAACGGGGTGTCGTGGTCTGGCGATGACGAAATCCGGGTCCAGTTCTGCTAAGGAACAACGAGGGGGCAGCGAGAGAAGGGGCGGGGAAACAACCTCGCCCCTTTTTGCTACAATCGATTGCAAGCGGAGATAACCATGATTTCGGTGGAATTGACCCGAGGAAGCTCCAACTCTCGAACTGCCCGTTCATCGTGTTGGACACTGGCATGAGTATCCCACCAATGGCATCTGGACAAGCGTTTGAAATCACGGTCTACCTCGTGGAAAAGTTCACTGGACTTTACGACGAGAAGGGTGTAGAAATGTTCTACACTGTCGCGGTCAAGCTCACACGGGACGCGGCGGATGGAATGGTCAAACATATGCCTCGGGGGTCAAGAGTAAGAAAACTTACGGCAACCAAAGCATACCCATAGCAGAGGCCCATAGGAGGGGCAGCAATTATGGCACTTCACGGTGTTTTCACGAAAGAAAAGGTCAGCTTCATTCACCCCAGCGATACGGGGCACCCTGACCACCCGGATTACAAGGCCGCAGTCGAAGCTGGCCGGATGCCCGACAAGCCGACTGTGTTCTACATCGGCAACCTGACCTACAACGACAAGATCGAAATGACCGACATGGTGCAAAACGCCAAGCTTGTCGATGGCGTTGCCACGCTGATTCCGCAGCCGACCGCCCGCGCCTACGAAGTTGTTCGTAGGGGCTTGAAGGGCTGGGATAACTATATCGGCGAGAACGGCGTGCCGATCAAATACGCCACCGAAACCGTGCCGAATGGCGATGGCACCTTTTCTGTCTCCGTGTCCCGTGACTGCATCACGGCGATGCCGATTTCGTTGATCATGGACTTGTCCACCGAAATCATGGTGAAGAACGGGATGGTGGCGTCCCCTTTGAAGCCAAAGGAGGACACGGAGCAAGTGACCGCCCCGGCCTCCCAGAACGAATCCAACACTCAGTAGCATCTGTCCGTCGAAAGAGCTTCTCGGATTGGCGGTGCGATAGTTGCAGTGACGATCAGAAGAAAGAACGTGGTTGCACCGCACCGGCAATTCGAAAGTTCGGACAGAAGCACTACTGGCAGCTACCTTCGGGGGAACAACAGGACCGCTGCCCCCGAAGGTTCATCCACGAAGACCCTGAATGGTGGATGACCATAATGATCGGCTACAATGCCTTTGATAAAGGTCATCTACCGAACGCAGGCGCTCTTGGCAATCAGCCGCTCATGTTCATGCCTATCGTGTCCCTCGTATCATCTTCCTTCAGCGATGAACTAGAATACGAAAGGGTCGTGGAACGCCAGAACAAAACCACTGCGGATCAATCTCAGCTAACAGGGGATGGTCCGGGCTTTGCAAGGCTGACACGTTGAATAGGTAATAAATGGCCGACGCTAACGTTGACTTCGGGAAAATCGCCACAGACATTGGTAGGGCGGCGGCTTCCTTCGCCCTACTTACCTCTGCTGCCAATAGTTTCGGCGGCGCGGTAAAGTCATTCATCGATTTTCAACAGGCTGTTGTGTTCACTGGTTCCGTTGCCGGTGCGACTGCCAGTGAAATCACCCAGATGGCGGATGCAGCTCGAAATTTCTCTCTGGTAACAGCGGTGTCTGCGGGCCAAGCTGTCACTGCCATGCAGGAACTTGCGCAGGCAGGCTTTACTGCCCAACAGGCCATGCAAGGCTTGAACGGCGTCCTCTTGCTGTCCTCTGCTACCATGTCGGACGTTGGTCAAGCCGCTGACTTGATCGCAGCGAGCCTTACCGCGTTTGAGCTTCCGGCGTCGAGTGCGACGGACGTTGCCAACTTGTTCACGGCATCTATCAACAGTTCACTCGCCAGCTTGCAGAAATTGCAGTTTGGCCTTCGTCAAGTCGGCCCCGTTGCTGAAATTGCTGGCCTGTCCCTTGAGCAGACAACCGCCTATCTTGACGAATTGTTCAACGTTGGTCTTCGTGGTCAACAGGCCGGAACTGGTCTTCGCAACGTCATCATCCGCCTGACCAACCCTGTAGGCGACGCACAGAAGATTCTGCGTGACCTTGGTGTTTCCGTTATTGACGCCACCGGGAACTTCCGTGGTCTTGAATCTATCCTTCAAGAACTTGCGTCGAAGAACCTGTCACAAGGTCAGCTTGCCAAAATCTTCGGCAACCAAGCCCTTGCGGCGTCTATCCAGCTTATGAAGGACGTTGTTCCTGCTGCGGGCCACGCCACGTCTTCCTACCGTGATATGTTGGACCAGATTTCCAACACTACCACGGCGTTCGACTTCACCCTTAAAAACCTGAATACCACCAAGGGTAGTCTTGATCTTCTTAGCAACGCCTTTGCTGATATTCAACGGTCGGTCGGTGAACAGTTCGCTCCGGCTATCAAGGCGGCGGCTGACTATCTGATCGGACTGACCAAAGCTTACCGTGAACTTGACCCCGAAACGAAGACATTCATCAACTATACGGTAGGCTTTGTTGCGGCATCCACTGCGGTAATAGGTGCGGCGGCGGCGTTCGGCGCACTAGCCCGCGCTCTTGGCTTGTTCTCGCTTGCATCAGCAACGCTTGGCGGGGTATCCAGTGTTATCGGCACAGTGACGGCCTCGCTTGTTGCTATTGGCACCACGGCTGTTGCAACGACCGGCGCTCTTACAGCGATGACGGCTAGTGAAGTTTATGCCGGTGTCTACGGCTTCTTCTTCGGTATTGGCGATGCGATACTATTGTTTATCGAGAACGTCGCCCTTCTTCCCGCTGCCATTGCGGAAACCACTATAGCGTTTGGCGAATTGTTTGCCTTGAACATTGCGGCGTTTGTCGAATCGCTCGGTGGGATGGTAATCGCCTTCAAGGCGTTCTTGGCGCTCGACCTCGCATCCGTTATTGCTGCTGTAGGAAGTGCCCTCGGCACGATGGGCGAAGTGGCTTTGGGCCTGTTTGCTGTCGGCGGCGGCGAAATCTTGCTTGGCATTATTGCTGTAGTGTCAGCCGTGGCCGCGCTTACCGCAATTATCTACGAGGAAGTAACCGCTTGGAACAGCCTCGGCGATGCTGCGGACGCTGCAATGCAGAAGCAGGTAGAGGCAGCGCAGGCTAGTGCCACAGCATTCAACAGGGATAATACGCAAGGAAGTGCATTCTCGCAGAAGGATGCGGGGAACATATCGGCTAACCTGCAACTGGACCAACAACGGTATGATAGTGGCCTTGCAGACACTACGCTTTACAGCCAACCTCTTATGTATGTGCAGAATACGCAGGCATCAATAGATGACGCTGCAAAACAACTTGGCACCATTTCCGACGCTATAAAGGCTTCACAGGATGATTTCAGCAAGAACCTCGCGAGCGTTAACGAGAAAGATCGGGCCAGCATTATTGCAGCCAGCAATCAGGTTGCGAAATACATACAGGAAAAGCAGCCTTACGCGCAGAATATGCAGAGCTACCTCAGCAGTTGGCTTGTGGACAACTACGGCACCGAAATCGCCAAGTCTGTTATTGAGTATACGCAGCAGACAGCTAGCGAAAATGAACTACTAGACCGGACGCTTTCGGTTCTTCATGGTGCGCAGGAACATCGCGCGGTCGGCCTTACGAAGTTCCTACAATCGATTGCAAGCGGGGATACCACCCTGCCGGACCAGTTCAAATCGATTGACTTTGCGAAGCTCCTGCAAAACAAGCAGGTGATCACGGATATTGTCAATAAGCTCAAGGATACCAAAGGGGCCATAAACCTCGATGACATTCTTCGCACCATCCTAAGCACTGACAGCAACGTTTCGGAATCGCAGGCCGGTCAAATAATTGCGAGCTATACGGCCAAGCAAACCACGAAGGTAATTGATGCGGGCATCGATACGGCTCGTGCTGTGCTTGATGCTGAAAACCTGAAAACGCGGATCAATTACGAAAAGCTCCTGTCGGAAACGTCCAAGAGCCTAGCCACGTCACTGCAAGCCGCAGCGGCAGGCACTAATCTAACTACGTTGCAAGATGCCCAAGCTGTTGCAGATAAGTCCACCAAACAGTATCAGGCGATCTTTGACGCTATCGGAACCGATGACTACGCCGGGTATGCCGCCGCAGCACAGGCTGCATTTGACAAGGCTGGCCTCGCATTTGACCCCGCCAACATTCCGGGCCTTGTTGACCTTATTGAAGGCAAGCCCGCGATTGACGCAATCAAGAACTACCTCGCTCAGAATCCGAATGCGTCCCCCGCCGATGTGCAGGCATTCACCGCCTCGCAGTTTGCGAAATACCAGCAAGTTGTTGTCGATCTTGTGAACGCCTCCGCAAAGGCGTTGAGCCTTTCGCCTGAGATGGTCAAGTTTCTCGATGATGTATCTAAAAACTTGCTCGCACAGATCGAACAGGTCGTTACCAACGGTGTGCTCTCCGGTCAGAAAGCTGTAGCCACTGTCTCCGCGTCATTCAAACCCGGTGGTGCCCGTGGACCCGCACGAGGCGGTAGCAGCGGCGTTGATACGGCCAATAAGATTGCCGACGAACTTCGGGCGGCGCAGAAAACGTTGCTTGATGCACAAAAGACGTTGAACGACAGCACCCGAGGGCTGACCATCGATCAACGCATCGACTTCAACTTCAACTATGATGAGGCTGCGGTAAAGAGCAAATACGAAGGTCAGATTGCCAAACTGCAAGAGCAACTGAAATCCATCGGTGCCAAGGGAAAGCTGACCGACCAGATCGCGGGCGATTATCAGGCAACCATCGTTGCGTTGCAGAAGGCCGAAGCCGCTGACCTTGCAGCGGTAGCATCGTTTGAGAACTCGATGAAGCGTCGTGACGATGCCATCAAGCTGTTCGAGCGTGATCTTGACGATTTGGCGTTCCATACTAAGAATACTTGGACCATCGTCGCAGCGGGGATCGACAAAGGCTTTGCAGAATACGAAAAGAGCCTTGTCACGCTTACTGACATTGTATCGACGGCCACGACCGGCGTGCTCGACACTCTGTCCAAAGGTATCGGCGATTTCATCTTCGACACGAAGAACGCTTGGGATAGCTTCAAGAAGTCCATGCTGGACATTTCCAAGCAGATTTTCGCGGGCTTCACCAAGGGCCTGATCCAGCAATCCATTTCCAGCCTGACCGGCGGTGGTGGTTCGATCTTCGGCAATGCGCAGCAACCGTCACAACAGGGCAGCGCTGGCACGCCATCTGTAGGTAGCAGTGGTCTTATAGGTGGTATTCTGTCAGCCCTCGGGTTAACCCACACTACGGCCCCATCCGGTGCAGCGGGTTCTACCGCTGGGGCTGCGGCGGGCGGTGGTGGCATACTTGATGCGCTCAGCAAGAATGCGACCGAAGCGGCTGATCAGTTCAAGTCGATCTTCACGCAGTTTTCAACCTCGCTTGTGACGACGATCAATACGTTTGGTGCACAGTTCGTTGCTGGGCTGAACGCCGCGACTCAGGCAGCAAGCGGTGGTAAGTCGCTCGGTTCGGCTACCTTTAACCCGGTTAGCCTAAGTGGTAGTGGCGGTGGTGCTGCTGGCGGAACGCTCGGTGGTATTTTCGGTGGAATCGGCAATTCAATCCTCGGCGGCATCAAAAGCTTCCTTGGCTTCGCTGACGGCGGCGATGTGTATGGCGCTGGTAATGGCACGAGCGACAGTATCCCTGCTTGGCTTTCGAACGGCGAGTTCGTTGTGCATAGCGAGGCGACGAAGAATTTCCGCCCATTGCTGAAAGCGATCAACAGCGGAGCCATCAAACCGGGCGATACGCAGAAGCTTATTGGATTAATGTCTGGCAAGAGCTTCAATGGATTCGCAGCGGGCGGCGAGGTAAGCGGTCAGGTTGGCAGCGCCGATTTTGCTGCTATGATGGGTCAAGGTGCGGTGAACAACAACGTGCGCGGGGGCGATAACAACAGTGTCCACCACGGCGATACCCATCTGAATGTGCACTACCATGTGAACGGAGGCCAAGCCCCGGCTGATACCTTCCGGCGTTCGGCGGATCAACACGCGAAACAACTTGGTGCTGCGCTTGAAAAAGCACGGCGCAATACCTGACTACAATCGATTGCAAGCGAGGATACAACATGGCACTGGCAGCGTTCCAAGGCTTCGAATATATGAAACCAACGGCTTTGTATACTACCCAACTTGCGGCGATAGATCTTGCCAACTATCTTGGTTTTGCTTTACCCGCCAATACGGCGAACTGGTTCAAGGATGCCAGCGGCGGCTATTCCACGGCAAGCGGACCACTGATCGTGGCTACGGACTACCGTGTTGCCGGTCAGTCGTTGCAGATACAGCGTCCCGACGCGGGAACGTATAATGCAGACTTCAATGGCACGAAACCCATTCCGATACAATACAACCTTGCAGTGACAAACAGGGTTGTGCTTGGGTTCGGATTCAAGTTCGACAAGCTGCCCAATCAGGCCATCTGCCTCGTGCAGTTCGGCTACGATGACGGTGTGTCGAATGTTGAACAGGCATCCCTTTGGCTGTCAACTTCTGGTATGCTGTTCTTTTCGTCGGTGTCGTTCGATATGGCAAACACCGGGCTGATTACGCCAGCCATGATTGCGGGGCTGTCAACACCACCCGGCGCGCTTCGTGTTAACATATGGTCGTATGTCGAAGTGATGCTCGACATGATCGGCGCGACCCCTTACGTGAGCATCAATGTCAACGGTGTAGCAGTGCTTACCCAAGCCTATTCGGCGGGCTTGAGGAAAGCTGCTACGGCGCTTATTACATCTGCTGCAATCGTGAATAACCACAACGGCTACTTCACAGGTGGTTACACCCACTGGATCGATGACATCTATGTATTGCGTAGCCAGACCGGGCTTCCCAACACCATGCTTGGCCCGCAGCAGATCATCTACCTGAAACCCAATGGTGCGACGGCTACGACAAACTGGACGCCAGCAGCGGGGGCAAACTACGCCAACGTTAATACGCTGTTCGACCCGACAGCCCTCACGGCCTACGTGCAACAGACTGCAACGAACCAGATAGACATTTACACTGTCGATGATCTTGCAGCAAGCATCGGTAATGTGACGGCTGTTGCGGCCCGCACGTTCACCGGGCTTTTGAGCGCGGGGTCCGGTGGGATCATAAGCCGACTCTACAACTCCGCAGGCACCTACATTGATAGCGGTGGTATCCCCATCACGAGCACGGCCCCAAGGGTGGTCAGCATGTATTCTACGGCGGGGCCAGGCGGTGTTGCATTGACGCCAACTGTTGTCAATGACCTTCAAGTAGGCATCGACGGGGTTTGATATGACCTATACGAAAGTATACGGAACTGGCATCGATGCTCTAACCAAATCATCCTTGTTCAAAAAGGTTTACGGTGTTGGCATAGATTGCATGATAGCCGGTAATGTTGTCAAAGTGTTTGGCGTTGGCATCGATGTAATGTTTCGTGCAGATCGTGCGCCGAATGGCGGTCGGCAATCGATTGCAGCGACCGAAGGAACCGAGGATACCGACATGGTTTACACCGATCTGATTTTCCCAGAGTGCATCACATACGGCTCGACCGGGGTGCCCACTTACGAGACCTACAAGTCCGAAGTGGACAGCGGGGCCGAACAGCGGCAACAGCGGTGGAAATACCCGAAGCACGAATACAATATCAAGATGGATAACCTGCCAGCCAACGAGATAGCGCAGGTAATGCGCATCTGGCACGTTGTCTCCGGTGACTTCGCCGCATTCCTGTTCATGGACCCGCTGGACAACACAAGCGCGGAAAGTGATGCAGGCATGTCGCTTACCAATGTGACCATGCTAGACCAACAGATTGCCGTCGCGGTCGGTGCACAGGCGTCCTACCCGCTTTACAAATACTATACCTATGGCGCTTACCAGAAACAACGTCGCATCCGTTATCCCGATGTATCGACGCTTGTGCTCGCGGTCGATGGCTTTCAAGTTTTCAACTGGTCTTACAATATGGCAACATGCCAGATTGATTTTTCGCTTGGTCGTCCCGCGACCACGAACACGTTTACGAAGACCGGCAACAACCTGATAACCTCGAATACCGCTGGTTTCAATGTCGGTGATTTGGTCTATATCACAGGATTCGCCAACACGGCGAACAACGCGCCGCAGTCGGGTGCCCCGCTGCGTATCGCCGCTATCTCACCCGCCCACTATCTCACGTTGCAGAAGTATGACGGAACGGCATGGGGCGGTGTGGATGAAACCCATTCGATCACACTCACGCCCACGCTACCACCTGTCGGCGCATTGATCACCGCTGGTTACTACTTCCATGTTCCCGTTCGCTTCAAGGACGGGACGGTTCTGCCGTCCGAAATCACGGCTGGTATGCGTGACAGCGCAGTCGCCAATTTCAGCAGCATCGTGCTGGTCGAGGTTTTTGAATGAACCGCGCTACCTACATCGAAATGCTGAACCGCTTCACTCAGACGCGGACGCAGTATGCCGAATGCGTGAAGATCAGCCGACAGGATGGTATGGTCTTCCGCTTCACAGCACATGACACTGACATAAAGCTGATGGAGGATGACGGCACACTGCAAGTCTATAAATCTGCGGCGTCGTTTAAGATGACCGCAATCGAGAATCAGTCCGGCCTTGCGGTTTCCAACTTGAATATCGATGCGATCATCAGTGATGATTCCCTCACTGATGCGGACCTTTCGGCTGGTAGATTCAAGTTCGCACGGGTTGACCTGCTTCTAGCCTACTGGTCCAACAAGGGTGTCGTGCCGTTCCCTCTCAAGACTACATGGATCGGCGCGATCACCATGCAGGATACCAGCTTTCGGGCTGATCTTCGCGGCATCGCCCAGCAGCTATCGCAGATATTTACGGACGTGACTTCGGTGCAGTGCCGTTACAACTTTTGTGATACAAAATGTGGCCTTTCTCAGAGCACCTATGCTACCACCTATCCAATCACGGCAATGGGCTTAAATGACACGTTTTTGTTCACACCTGCCGACTTCTTTGCATCAAACTACACTTGGGGCAAAGCCATATGGGTTACCGGGAACAACGCTGGCCTCGCAATGGAAATTATCAGTCATGTTTCCAGCAAGATTACGCTGTTTCTCGACATGCCATTCCCCATCACGACTGGTGACCAAGTGACGCTTGTGCGGGGCTGTGACAAGAACTACAATACATGCCAGTCCTACGGCAATTCGCGCCGGTTTGGCGGAGAACCGTTCACGGTTGGTAACGATATGCTCAGCAGGTATCCCGATGCAAAAGCCTAAGACCGTCACCCGGCAGGAATGGCTCACCGAATTGCGTTCCCACAAGGGGGCGCGGTTTCAACATATGGGCCGTTCACTTGAGCGTATGGATTGTATCGGCTTGCTTATCGTATCCGGCACCCGCCTAGGTATCTTCACCGAAGGCCCCAAGATTACCGGGTATTCGCACATGCCTGACAGCATGACATTCGATACCTTGTGCTACGATCACATGGACCGCACCGATTACCAGCCCGGTGATGCCCTCTGCAATCGATTGCAGCCCGGTGATGCGATCACGTTATGGATCGAAAAACGCGGCGTGCCCCGACATATCGTCGTGTATACGGGCAAGGATAGCCAAGGCCGCGAAACGATGATCCATTCTTATGCACAAGAACGTCGCGGCGTCATCGAGATGCCAATCGATCCTACCTACCTGATACCAAGAATCCACGCTTGCTGGAAAATTCGCGGCGTCGTTTAAGGAGTATACTAATGGCTTCTCTGATCCTCGGGTCTATCGGCAGTGCCCTACTCGGACCCGTTGGCGGATTTCTTGGTTCGGCCCTCGGTGGGTATATTGACAATGCCCTGTTTGCTCCGCGTCCTGCGGACATTCAAGGCCCTCGTTTGTCTGATACGTCCACAACGAGGGCTAACCTAGGAGCGCCTATCCCCATAACATACGGCACAACCCGCATCGCTGGCATTCTCATTGCGTCAACCGATCTAATTGAAGTGTCTTCCACGAATAAAGTGGGCGGCAAGGGCGGGCACTCACAGAAACAGACTACCTACACCTATCATGTGTCGTCCGACTTCATGCTCTGCAAGGGTCCGATTATTGGTGTTGGGCGCATCTGGGCAGACGGTAAGCTCATGCGCGATTTCGTAGGTAGCATGGCTATCGATACCTCGAAGAACTCTGGTAAGGTAGGATGCCTGCCATACCCTGACAGGTATCTTGCACACCAGTATGACCCGGAATTGTTGCCTTGGTCCTTGGACCCTACCTACACGTCTACTGCCAGCACAGAGAGATACATTCTTGCCTCGGATGGTCAGACATTCGTGCAGGTTGACTACACCAAGATTTCAGACTTCATTTCGGCTGGGCATATCCTTTACTGGCGCGACAATGCGACGGGCTACTATATACCGTTGCAGGATTGCATGGCCTATGGGCATTCGCAGACCGTTACACACAACTTCCTCACAGATATTCAGGGTATCTCCCACTATCAACAGTTGTTCTCCCTTTTGTCTCCGTCCACGGTAAATAAGATCACCATCCCTTTTGACATGTTCTCGAACGAAGTGGCGGGCTTGCTGCCCGAACTTGTGCCGAACACATTCAATAGCGACGGCGTGATGGCGGGCGTCAATGATACGTTCAAGTGCTACTACACTGGACCTATTGCCAATGACTTCACGTTCGTTACGCCCGATACAATCTCTGCTAACATTGTCACCGCGACCAACTACGCATACATTGTGAAGGACGTGAGCCTGCTTTACGCGGGAATTGATACTGGCTCGCTTGACGATCAGTATACGCGGCCTACCGTCGATATTGAAATTGATACCAGCGCAGCCGGTGGATACTATCTCCGCCAAGTGACCATTCAGGCACTTCAAGACTACGGCACCGACCAAACCCTTGTTGACCGCCCGGACTACGACTACCAGAAAGAAGGTAAGAGCTGGACCACGTTCCAGATTTTCCATGATACATCGGCAACGACTGTGCTGGCGACCGGCGGGGCTGTTGACAAGAAAATCCTCAACGGACTGCAAATCCCCCGGTATGCTCGGTGGCTGCGCATTCAGGTAGAGATTTGGTATGTCTACCCGAATATCCACACTGTCACTATCCCGCCAATCACGTTCAAATATGTGCCGTCTAAGGCCAGCATTACCGGCGAAGGTGGTATCGTCGGCGACGGCACTGGTCAACGTGGGTGGCACTCTTACTACAACCTGTTTGCAGCTTTCGCGGACTGGTCGAAGCAATCGATTCTGCAAATGACGCAGGTCAACAACGTGACGTTGTATCGCGGCACAGAAGATCAGATTTCCGATCCCGCGATGGAAGTTGCACTGAACAGCCCCGTGCCTGCCTACATTGACCGGGCGCATATCGTGTTTGATACGCTGCAACTTGCCAACTTCGGCAACCGCATCCCGAACCTCACGTTTGAAACCGTTCGCTATGAAAACGATACGGCGGCGGGGATCATTGAAGACCTCATGGATATTGGGGAAGTTGACGAGAAATACTACGATCTGACCGCGTTGCCGGTTACAGGTGACGATGCCTTTGTCGCGGGCTACACCATCGGCACGCAAACAAGCATTCGTGACGCAATCACGGCAATGCTCGATGTGTTCGATATTGATGCTGCCGATATTATGAATCAGATCGTCTTCCGCCCCCGCCGTCGCACTGCAATCGATTACATCATCAGCACCGATGATCTTGACGCGAAAACGCCGGGGTCATCGCCCAGCCCGCTGATCGAATATAGCTACGCGGACATTATGGAACTCCCGCGTTCGTTGAGCATCAGCTACAGCGATCCGGGCCGCGACTACCAGATCAACAACGCGATATATGTGCGTGACCAGAGTGGTCCTAACACTTGGATAAACAAGAAGGGCAACACGGTCAAGAAATCGCCGAGCACACAGACCTCCACTGCGGAATACCCGGTCGTTAGCTACCCCCGCATAATGAAGGATGCAGTCGTTCGGCGTATGCAAGATGCTTGGACGCAAAAGAATACTGCGAAGTTCAAGCTTCCGCACAAGTATGTGCAGATTGCGCCCACTGACATTATCTCCCTGCGGGATAATTCGGCTACGCATTACGATCAGAATATCGAAGTTCTGCAAGCGCCGTTCGGTGGTGGTGTCGATCCGCGCCCCGGCCTGCTTAACGGTTCCAACGGCGTTGTGCATGTATACTCACCCGGAGTATGGCTTGGCGCTGGCAACGTTGGTTATATGTCTACGTGGGGGGGTTTAGGTGTAGAGGCCATTCCGGGTGGTAACGGTAACTGGTCTGGTGGTATCTTCTACCAAGATTTTGACCTCGGCAATTACCTCACGGATGATCAAATTGCGGCTGGTGGTCATGTGGCGCAATTCTGTATCGACGGTGAGCAACAGTATAGTGGTTACAATCTCGTATGGGAAGGTTCGCACGGCGTTCTGCTGTATGCGTTCAAAGGCACCCTTGATGCGAACGGAAACACCGTTCCTGATTTTAATGGCTACATCGACGCATACGGCACGGGTTTTGTTGAAATAATACTTGGAACCACCAATCTTTCCTACACCACAGGCAAGGTGACTTTCCAGCTTCCGGCTGGCACACGGTTTGTTCGCTGCCAAGTTTACTGTGCTGCCGTCCTAGCCTCTTACAACGGGCAGTATTTCGAAAACCCGATCTTGAACTTGGCACTCAAGACCGACAAGCTTCCGATTTACAGTGAAACCATCGTCAAGCTTACCACGGTCACCCGTGGTGCGGATGGCATCTTGCAATGCGAAGGCACGTTATACAAGGCCCCGCGCCGCGCGGGTGACTTGAATGTGCTCAGCATCACCGGCAACGCTGGCACTTCGCAATACATCTCGCCAGTAGGCTCTGCCACTATAAAACTCGCAAACACTATCCTATACCTGATGGATATTCCCGCCATCCGCTCGACCGAAAACGACGCGGGCTTCTATGTTGGGTTTGCAGCCGAAGACGGGGCTTGGGAGGGCGCCGAGTTTTACCGTTCACTCGACTCCGGTGCAACCTACGTTGATATTTCGACCAACATCGTGCCTATCGTCGCGGGTAAGGTTGTTAGCGGTGCGTTGCTCGGTGCAATCGATTGCAGGGTGCCGGATATTACCAGTTCAATCGTCGTTCAACTATACAACTCGGATAATGAGCTGACTTCGGTTACCTCTGATGCACTACTTAGTGGTTCAAACCTTGCACTCATTGGAAATGAGCTTGTCAGCTTCCTCACGGCAACGCACCTTACCGGAAACCAGTTCCAGCTTAACGGCGCATTCATCCGTGGCATCGCGGGAACGGATAGATCGGAGTGCACTGATACTCACGTTGTCAACGAAGAATTCGTTCTGCTGCAACAGGCCGCGTTGGTTAACTTCACCGACGATCTTGCTAACCGTAATCGTCCTATGTCCTACAAGGCTGTTACGATAGGCATCAACACTTCCGATGTGGCAGCAGAAACCTTCACCAATACGGCACAGAGGTTGTTTCCTTATTCGCCATGTTTCCTAGGTGGCACCCGCGACGGCTCGAACAACCTGACAATTGTGTGGACTCGTCGGGATAGATTCGGCATAGCGTGGCCTGATTATATCGACATTCCGAACTCGGAAGCCTACGAGCGTTATGAAATCGATGTGTATGATGGCACGTTTGCGACCGTCCTGCGAACCATTGTTGTCAACGATGCCCAAACTATCGTATACTCTGCGGCAGACCAGACGACTGACGGCCTGACACCGGGCAATCACGTAAACATCATGGTATACCAAATATCGGACAAGGTTGGCCGAGGCCACCCAGCGAAAGGAATCGTTTAACATGGCCGTCTCGACCCTGCTCCAAATTCTCCAAGTTTCCGAGTCACAGTCGATGAAAGCGACTGCAACGAATACCGCGCTTGCGTCGCTAGAAGCGGCAATGTCAGACGAATACGTGCTGGCAACGGCGGGCACAACGACCAGCTACACACTGGCCTTTGATACGACAAACGACCTGTCATCCCGCCTCGCCCTGCGGTTTGTGTGCCTGAATATAGGCTCCGGTGCGACCGTGCCATTCAACGTGATTCACCCCGCAGCGAAGCACCTGTTCTTCGTGATCAACAACACGTCGCAGGACGTGACAATCAAGACGCCAGCGGGCACGGGTCCAACCATTCACCCCGCCGCGCAAAAGCTCTTGTATTGCGATGGTGTGAACATCATCGATACGACAGGGGCAGTCGGATACAACATCAAGGCCGTAGAAGCTGTTGGCTGCATGTTCATGCCGAATCCGAAATCCAGTGAAGTTCTCGCACGGCTGATGATGCTCAACGCTGGAACGTTCGATACGAACTTTGCACTGTCAAAAGGCAGTGTAATCACCAATCCGTCCGCGACGTATGCCATCGATGTGCGACAGAATGGTTCATCGATTGGTAATGTCTCCATCTCGTCCAGCGGTGTATTCACCTTCACGAACGCGGGTGTTGTCACGGTGAGCGCAGGCGATGTTATCACCTTTGTTGCCCCGGCCACTGCCGATTCCGCCATAACAGGTGTTGGCATTTCGCTTTACTACTCATACCTCGTTGCGCAGTAAAGGCGGGGTTGAACTCCACCATATGTAGTGCTATAGTAACTTGAATCCCATACCCATAGAAGCACAGCCCATCCCAACAAAACATAAACAGGCAAGATGGATGGACGGTCTTTTCAAAATCATAACCAATGTCCTTGCGCCCTATGGCATCTTAGGTATTGGTTGGGTTCTTTTTCTTATCGAACGATACTTCATCGGCGCGCGGCGAGATGAACAGTCGCGGACTGACATGGCCGCAATGCGCAGCGAGTTCAACCAGCTTTCCGTAAGCTTCAACAAAACAGTAGGAAAGTTTCTGGTAGTCCTTGAAGTAATCAAGGAAAGGCTAGACTAATATGAATCGTCTCGCGAAATGGTATTTCAACGCACTACCAAGCAATCATGCCATTGCCTCCCCCGAAGTTGAGCAGACGCAACAACTTCGGCAGAGAACAACTGAAAAGTTTGATAGCGTTAATCGTCTCATGGATGAAACGCTATCTAAGTTAGCGCGACAAAAGATCGCACACGACAAAGGAAGTCAGAAGTGAACTATGGTATGATCGAAGACTGGACTAACGTTATCGCGTTCATCGTTGGTATGGTGCTTGTGACTCTTGCGGCTTTCGGGTTGCTTGGGTTTTTCCCGCGAAAAGCTGAGCGTGAAGATACCGCCGCCGGGTGGTTGATACTCGCAATCTGGCTGGGGTTTCTCGGCAACGGCATGAATGCGTTCTACTGGAATGTTTTCTACCCGCTCGCCGGGCCGTTCTTCCAGTTCGACAATCAGATTCTTGGAATCCTCGGGCGCATGAGCGATGTTCTATGGAAGGGTATGGCCGCGCTATCTGTTTACCTCCACATGGTCGCGCGATACAAGGCGTTGCCGGAAGGCGAGCGACCGCATTGGAGTCCGATCCTCATGGCGTTCTACCCCGATAGAAACCATTTCCTATGCAGGGCCTACTTCGCCCTTATCAGGAAGAATCAGTAGAAAAGTTTCACTTTCTCTTGCGGCTTTCTTGGTGTAGGATATTGGCACTGACTCCCCAACTCCAAGAGAGGACTTAATGGACAGCGAAATTCAAAGCAAATGGTTCTTGCAGAGCAAGACCATCATCGGACTGATCGTCGGCCTGCTGGCGACGTTCCTTCCGCAGTTTGGCATCAGCTTCACCGCTGACTCCGCCTCCCAACTTAATTCTGCAATCGATGGCATCCTGCAAGGCATCGGCATGGTGCTGGTTATCTGGGGCCGCGTGTCGGCCACGCAACCGTTGCGACTGACCCCCGGAAAGCCAACGACCGGCAGCGGCGGTGATGGAACGACCGCTTCCCAATCTGACACCGGAAGTTCGCAGTCTGGTAATAGCAATGTGGCGCAGCGGGTCTTGCAATCGATTGCAAGCTTGTTCCGACCCGCGCGGTCCGTCGCAGCGGCGTGTGCCTTGTCCATCATCGCGGCATGTGCCATCACCAATACCGATGGTGCAACGGCCAACCTGACCCCGGCGCAATCGTTATACAATATCAAGTCGCAGTTTGCGGTCTACGTCAAGGCCGCAGCCGACTATTCGTCGCAGCCCTTTTGCTCGGCGACAGTGTTGACGGCGTGTGCACAGCCCAAGGTCGTTGTGTCACTTGACAACGCGGCCAGCAAGGTCGCCGCAGCCATCAATACGGCCTCGCCGGTCATCCTTGGCTTGAAGCCGGGAACTGCCGATGCGCAGCAGAATGCGCTTGCCATCGCGCAGGGGGCACTGCAAGTCCTCATCACGTTGGAAGCGGCCTCGATTGCCACGAAGGGAGCCTGACATGAATGCCACTACCCTGCTGAACGCTCTGAGCGCCGTCCTCGCCGGTTTGCAAGCCGTGTCGGAAATCCAAGCCGCGCTGACCGATGTTCACGCCCAACTGTTGAACATCGTGAGCAGCGGTGCCGATCCGACGCAGGCTGAATGGGACTTGCTGAACTCCAATCTGTCGGCGTCTCTTGCCGCAATCCACACCCGCGCGCTTGCCGCGAAGGCCACGCTCTAGGCCACATCGCTACAATCGATTGCAAGCGCGGGGGATACTCGCGCTTGTATAACATGAAAAGGAATAGAAAATGCAGGTAGCAAACGACTCTTGGCAACTTGTTGGCAATGCAGCCGCAACGTTGCTTACTTTCCAGAATGTCGGCGTTTCACGCATCGCCTACGTGTTCGCCGCCACACAACCCGCCGCTGGTGCCATTGCCCTCGACAGTGATGCACATTTCCTCGCTGATTCCGGCATGATCCCTGTCGTCGTATCCAACCTCAAGACCGCGAGTTTGAACATGTATGCACGCAATCTTGGGCCGGGTAACGGCTTGCTCGCCGTGTCGTCGGTCGCGTAAGGAGAGCTTCAATGTCCGTATACGGAGCAGGCTACCCCGGTCGTCCCGATGCGGCATTGAATATGCCCACAGGGTTGACTGGCACGACCTACACAACGGTCAACTCAGACTTCGCTGGGCAAGTGGTGAAGCGTATCTCGAATGCCTCTGCGATCACGGTTACGGTTGCATCTGGCACGACGAACAAGCAATCACTCATGTTCGTTCAAATGAACGCGGGGGCTATCACGATTGTTCCCGCCGCTGGCGTAACGCTTTATGCAGCCAACGGCGTGCTCGCAACGAGGGCACAGTATGGCTGGATCAAGGTAATTCCGCTTTCCGATGCGGCGGATACATACCTTGTCGTCGTAGAGGACGCGGTGTCCAGCGGCGCTATCGTTATCTCATCACCGGCTGATATTACCATATCGACTTACACTGTGCTCAATACAGACCTTGCGGGCCAGATTGTGCAAAAGTTTTCGGCAGCCACAGCGCAAACCATCACTGTGCCCACGGGACTTACCAACAAACAACCGTGGACGGTCATCAACAAAGGGGCCGGTCAAGTCGTCTTCGCAGCGGCGGCGGGTGTCACGATCAACAGTGCTGACAGCAAACTGAAACTCCGCGTGCAGTTTTCGAGCGCAACCCTGATTCCGGACACCACGGCGGATACCTACTACCTCGTAGGGGATTTGACCACATGATGTCGCTTCTTCTTTCCAGCGTATCGGCAAGCGCGGTGATCGCGGTCGGTGGTGGCGGAGTAATTTCGATTCACACGCAGCGATTCTACAGCATCATTGGTGGCCCGGCTGGCAACATCGGCGTGGCGGCGAGAACGCAACGGTTCCACTTGATCATCGGCGGTCCGGCTGGCAACATCGGCGTGATGGCGAGAACGCAGCGATTCCACTTGATCATCGGACCGCCGACGACGCTCGTTTCTGTGAATAGCCAACGCCTATATTCAATCATCCTACCATAGGAGCTTAAACATGACTGTTCTCTTCCTCGGCGACATTGCCGCAGACGTTGGTGCTTCCGGGCTCTCCGATGACTCCGTGACCACGGCCGCATTCGATAGCGCATATTCGCTTGGCTGCATCTCGGCTCTCAACTCTGTGGGCAACGGCGCCGCCTCCCCCAATATTACGCTTGGGGGGTCGCTCATGTCCGCACCCACCACGTCCTTCTGGCTGCACTGGCACCTTTACAAACTCAACTTCGATAGTTACACCGGTGGCGGGTATGTCACCTATCTCTCCCTCAAGAACCCGAGCGGCGTGGAGGTTGCGCGTGTTGAAGCTTACCAGAATGGTGCCAACCAGTTCCGTGTCGTCGCCGTAGGCGATACCACAGTGAACTCCGCTAACGTTGTCTGTGCTCCATCCGGCAAGGCGGATTATGACGTGGTGGTGACTGGTGGCTCGACTATGGTGATCAGCCTCTACAAGAACGGCGTTCTGCAAGCAACGGCGAGTGCGGCGAACACGACCGGCGCGAAGGCCATTCCCAAGAGCTTCTACTTTACCCACGCGGGCTGCTGGCAGTCCAACAGCACCACCAACGTCATCGCCTATTCGGAGATTATCGCCACGGATGGGGAGAGCACTATCGGCTGGCGGCTCTCGACGCAGAAACCTAACGCCGCTGGCAACTACTCGGCTTGGACTGGCAATTACTCGCAGCTCGGTGACCTTAATGCAGCGACGGCAGCAGCATCTGGTATTGCAGCCCAGCGGGTATCCAGCGCCTTGTCGGCGTATGCTGGCCCGGCAAGTCCGACAAGCATCCGAGGCGTCTTCGGCAAGAGTCTGGGGAGCAAGGGTGCATCTGGGCCTCAGCATCTCAATCAGTTTCTTCGCATCTCCGGCGCGAACTACGACGGTGGAGCGGTCAGCCCAGACGGCGTGAGTCAGATGATCCAAGAGTGGTCCGTCAATCCGGCGACAAGCGCAGTTTGGGCCACGACTGACCTCTCCGGGCTGGAACTCGGGCTGCTCTCGGCGACTTGATCGCATTCGGGTGAACTGTATCGACTCTATCATGATCTGGGCATATGCTCCTGTCACTCACAGGTTGCAGGGACCAGATCATGACAGACTTCAAGAATTTCGTCGGCGCGGCAAAACGGCTTGACGCCATCGACTATCCCAAGCTTGCCTTCCAGATCAGCATTGGTCAGGACGAGCTTCAAGCCGTTACCGACGTGGAATGCCGCAGTTCGGGCTTCGACTCGCACAATCGTCCGGCGATGCTGTTCGAGCCGCATATCTTCTACCATCAGCTCTCCGGCGATGCCCAGTCCCGTGCCGTGGCGGCCGGTCTGGCGTACCAGACATGGGGCGAGAAGGCTTACCCGGCCGACAGCTACCCCGTGCTGGTGCAGGCTATCGCCATCGACGAGACAGCAGCCCTCAAATCTGCCTCGTGGGGCCTTGGTCAGGTTCTCGGCATGAACTACCTGTCGGCTGGGTTCATGACTCCGCAGGACATGGTTCTGGCGTTCATGGACGACGAAGAAAAGCAGCTTCAGGGGATGGTGAACTTCATCTTGACTGAGCACCTGAACGACGAGCTTCGCAGCCACAACTGGGCGGCCTTTGCACGGGCATACAACGGCCCCGGCTATGCCAAGCAGGGTTATGACAACAAGCTGGCGGCGGCCTACGCCAATCGCGCAGCGCAGGCCGATACTGCATGGCGGCCGGATCGGCCGGATACGATCCCGCCGGATGGCCCCGTGCTGCGGAACGTGCAGACCCGGCTGCGTGACTTGGGCTACGTCGAGGCGGGCAACCCGGACGGCAAGTGGGGTACGAAGACTCGCGCCGCGATCCTCGCGTTCCGGGCAGATCATGGTCTCCCGATCTACGTCGGGCTGGATGACCAGTTCATGGCGGCGATCATGTCGTCCGGCCAACGTGACATCGCGCCGGAGCGGGCCAATGCGACCGTGGCCGATCTTCGTGATGCCGGTTCCCGCACCATCGCCCATGCCGACAAGACCAACGGCGCAGCGGCCGTGCTGGGGCTCAGTGGCGGCGGCATGGCCGTCATGCAGACCGTCGGTGCGGTTCAGGGTCACGTCGAGCAGGTCACGGGTCTCCTGAGCAGTTTCCAGCCCCTCATAGAGACTGCCAAGTCCATCGGACCGTGGGTGCTCGTCGGACTCGCGGCATTCATCATCTTCGAGCAGGTCAAGATTTACCGGGCTCGGCTCGACGATCACCAGACCGGGAAGAACGCCGGGCCGGGGGCCTGATATGCTTGTAGCTGGCAAAATCTTGGCTTGGTTCTTGGGGCCTGTCGGCCGTTACGTCGCCCTTGCACTTGTCCTTTTGGGTATCGTGACGGCGATCCGGCAGGATGCTAAGAACCAAGTGCGCGCAGAAGTGGCCATTGCTGCCGCGAGAGAGGTTGCCCGACAGTCGGCTGCCGCGCAGGCTTCTATCGCGGCAGCTACCGCAAGAGCTGATTCGACAGAAGCGGAATTGGCCCAAGTAAGGGAACAGGCGAATGTGCTACGGATTGAAATCCAGAAGA